AAGAATTTGTTCGGGTGATTGCACGATTTAAACGTATGCCCACCAACTTTCCTCTTGTCTATAGTCATCTAGTGAGAAATCTTTTTCGTAATTTCGCGTGGGACGTTCTTGGGACCAGCCCATTTCAATCATTTTAAAAATTTCAAAAGTATTCAATGGAGTATCTGTAGCGTAACCATAAATTACATCGTGGTCTTTGCCCTCCATAAAATCTTCGTCGGGGACAAAATGCGCCACTAAATCACCAATTAAACTAAATAATTCTGCGATTTTAATAAATAAAAGAACAATAGTAATTTTAATAAATTTCACTTGGATATTATCCCAGAAAATCTTTAAGTGTCAACATTTTCTTTTTGATTTCCACTTTCTCCACAATTTGATTAGTAAAATCTTGCTTTGGCGTTTCGCGCGGCTGTATCAATGCGCTCAGGTCTGTTGTCGCCCGCCTGTATTCTTGCGCGAGGTAATCGTTGCCCTTTTCGGTGAGAAACCACGCCATAGACGGGATAGTGAACGAAAAATTAACATCAAAAGTTGACCAAAATGATAAATCAGGATACTTAGATACTAGCTTATTCATTATTCCAATTTGGCACGGCCAATTTGTATGCTTGGTCTTTAAAACGCGCTCAATGCATTGTTTTTTGATTTTAGTCGCCTCTTTGCTCGCCTTCTTTTGATCTAAGTCGGCGGAGTCTTCCTGTGAAAGTTGTTTGCGCGGGCGGGGCATTTTATTTTAGAAGTTCTGGATTCTGGAGGAGATTACCAATTACCTCATTCCAATACAATGGTCCTGTTAGATTCGTTTGCGCCGTATGGTAAAAATGACCGCTACAAAACTCTACCACTCCCGTATTTCCATCGGGCAACTTGATAATATCCCCTTCATAAATTTCTACTCCATTTTTATCTTGTAGCCCCGTAAATCTCTCAATAATGCATTCCTTTCCGCCTGCGCCATTTTGTAAATTGACAAATTCTCCATTCAGCGTAATGATATAATGCTGTTGATTGAGGCTTTCGGGCGTGATGTAATATTCAGCTAGTTTGTCCCAAATGCGGAATTTGATTTCTCTACTCATTGACGCTTTCCCGCTCCGCAGCGATTTGTCTTTTAATAGATTCAATGCGATCTTCAATATCTTTCGCCTGTCTGTTGATACATCCATAAACGGTTCGTAGGTATATTGCTTCACTTTCCATTGCCGCCACTCGTGCGACAACAACCCTCTTTTCTAAACGGTTCGCTGTTGAATCTTTCTTTCTAATTTCTGATTTGTTCTGCATAATTTATTGATTTTTAAGTTTATCTGTAACTAACTTGCCAGAAACAGACAAATCACAACTTAACCCGTAATATTTCAATAATCCCAACTTATTTAATTGATCAACAATCTCTTGTGAAAAATCCTTTTGATCTAATTCGCCACTGTAATAAGTGAGGCGGTTGCCAAATGGATTTGTGGAAATTTCTGTTAGCCAAAGTAAAATTTCAACCATTGGTGGGGATAATTCAAAAGATTGAGTAATTGAGATGGTCTGATTCATTTCTTTGCCTCCTCCAAAACTCCAACCCCATTACAACAGGAACATTCCATCAGCGGAACATTGATATAATTGATAAGTTCTTCAAGATATGTATCAATATTTTTCTTTAGATCGTCTTGGTTATCGCCGCGAAATCCTTCAATAACCGTATAACCTTGATATTTTGATTCCGCGTGAGTCATTTCAAAGACTTCTACATTCCTATTTTCTACAAATTTCTGATTAATGCGCGGCGGGCGATAAGACTTGCCATTATCTTTTTTGTTTTCCCACTTGTGCGTATATGGTTTTGCTAATTTTACTTTTTTCTTTACCGTAAAGCAAAAGTCGTAATCAGAAGTAATTTCTGCCGCTTTCGGGTTAATATTGTTTTTGATATACTCGCGGATAATCCCGTAAGTCTCTTTTGACGATAGCGAGCACGGTTTAGAAGGAAGAATTGGCTCGGGAAAGATAATTTTATCAATAACTTGATGGGTAATTGATTTGGCGGTTACATTAATTTTACCATCAGATTCGTATCGCCCTGCCGCCCTTGAAAATGAAAAGTCTGCATATTCCTTAATGTTATCAACAACCAAAATGATTCTAAACTCAAATTCTTGATCTACTTCAATCGTCGGTTGAGGATCAGACTTTTCTTCGTATAATGATTGAAAATGCTGAAATTCGGACTTCCATATCCAACTAGAGTAAGTACATTCGCCGGGTTCTGCAACAGCTTCGCGAGCAAAAACCAATGGGAACTTATCAGATTCAAGACTTTTATCAATTAATTCAAATCTATGATTAATGTTTGATTGGTTTTGTAGAATGTGAATTCGTGTAGGTTTCGTGGCGATTTTTAACCACAGCGGCGAAAAAGTAGGTTTCGCTTGAACGCCATCAAAGAAATATCCCTTTAATGAACTAACTTGATACTTTTCGGCGTAATCTCCATCCTGCCTGTGGTCTTTAACAAAGAATCCGTCTTCTGTTTGAATTGCGAGGATAATTAATTTGTCCATGTCCTCATCATAGAACGAAACATTTGATTGTCAAGAAATTTATTGAGTAATTATTTCTTTCAGCTCAAAATGAGGGCAATCCGCGCAAATTGATGGTTGTATGTCGTTGATGTTCAATCTATAACATACAAAAACGTGCGTAACCAAATCTCCGATGCACTTGCAGCGTTTTACAGTAATTGTTTGGAGATCGGTCGATCTGTGTTTACAATTTGTGTGTTTGTATTCTGGCGTCACTCACTAATTTACACAATTTTCGGTAGCACTTCGCTTGTTTTTTCTGCAACTTCGCCCTCGTTTGCCGCGAATTCGCTTTCGGTTTGTAAATCATAGCCGTCTGTTCCGGCGATTGCCTTTGCAATAATTTCTACGAAAAACTTCTCCATCTCCTCATGCGTCGCCGCCCTATCTAGTTTCAATTCTTTTCCCACGTATTCATTTAGATAGTCTGACTTTTCTAATTCAATGTCTAAAACGCCGGTTTCCTCGTTGTAATCAAAGGTTGTTAGTTTAAGTTGCGGGAGTTCGGGAAGTGGGGGTTTATTGGTCATAAGTTATATTATTGGGAAGTATAGGTTGCTATGTCATTTTTTACCATGTTCTTAATTAATTCATCAAATGATATTTTAGGTTCCCATTTTAATTCTATTCGTGCCAAGGTAGAATCCCCGTGTAAAAGACCAACTTCCGCCGGACGATAAAATTTAGGATTAACTTTGACAAAAATTGTATTTAATCCAATTCTTCGCCCATCCTCCTCTTTGTATTCTCTAAAAACTTCATGCTCAGGATATGCGGTGTTCCCAATCATTCCACTAAAACTCCAATATCCCTTGATACCTGCTTCATTAAACGCTACCTCAATTAGCTCCCTAACTTGATGTTTTTCGTTACTAGACAATACATACTCTTTAATTTTATCTGCCCAAAAAGATGACGGTTTAATATCTCTAGTAATAAGATGTTTTTGTAAATCTTCCCGACATTTTTCTTGGTGAAGCATTTTCCAGATGCCCTCTACGAAATCCAGAGCATGACTCCAATCACGATATGCGTCCAGATTCCCAATTTCAATTGGTTCAAAATCCCATCCGTTTTTGATGGCATGATAAATTCGTGCGACGCCTTTAGTAATCTTGCGTGAAACGAAGTAGTCCTGCCTGCGTTCCGATTCGTGATTCAGAAGCGTGCCGTGGACAATATACATATTATAAGATTCTCGATAAATTTTACAAATATGGGCCGCTGCACACTTCGACGCCCCATAAACTGATCTAGGAGACATTGGGTGTTTCTCATCTTGAGGGGAGTATTTTACGTCACCCCATTGCTCAGAACTTCCCGACGAATAAACTCTACAATTTGGCGTATGTTTTCTAATTGATTCTAGAATATGAATAATTGACACAGCATTAGTCTGCATATGTGACGCGGGACTGGTCCAAGAATCTGCCACGAAAGTTTGCGCACCAAAATTAATAAAGTAATCTGGCAATTCAGAAGAAATAACGCCTTCAATAGAATGGGGGTCGTTTAAATCCATTGTTACTAATTTCAGTCTTGGATTTGATATGACATCCTTTAGATTAGATAAGATTGCTTGACTCGTACGCCGCATTGTACCTACGATAAAAAAATCGGTATTCTTCAAAAGATATTCAATCATGTAAGAACCATCTTGTCCTGATGCTCCACTAACAATCACTTTTTTGCTCATATTAATGCTTTGGTTCCTCATCCGTAATCCAAACATTGTCCGCCCGCGCAAACTCCATCAAACTAAGCATTTCGCGCGAATCTTTGCACTCTACATCAATAAAAACGCGATAGCCATCAGGATAAAAGTCTGACGGGCGCCCTTGCGCACTTCCAATTTTTGAAATTAAAACACTTTGACTTCTCATAAACTATTATACTAACTTAGCAAAGAAAAATCAAGATTATTTTAGATTATTTTTAGCAAGCTAGAGAACTTGCAATACTTGATAGCAAACCGTGCGATTTGCCAATTAACTTTTCTTTTCAATACTAGGTTCTGAACTAAAAAAAGACTTTTGTAACGCAACTTTCGCGTGGTATCTGTCCATATTTGCTGCATCCACTTTATTTGCAAGTCCGTCGTCTTCTTTTCTCGCTTCTTCAACCAAATCAAATGTTTTGCTATTAACTTGACAAAGATTCTCGAACTCCTGCGATTGCATAATTTCCACAAACTTATTGCGCCCGATTTGACCAATTAGAAAGTTTTTACAGTCTTCAACTACGTCATAGCGAATAAGTCTTTTTTGATTCTTAATAACAAGTATCGCGAGGTAATCGAAGGCGTAACATGCATCGACCGAAATTGTAAGGTTATTTTGCATTTTTAGACCATTTTGAATTGTTTTGATCTACCTTATCTGGTTTGTCTTCAATAACTTGTGGCGCGTGCGGAATAGAAACACTCTTAGATTCACTAACGCTAGTTTTCGTTACTTTACTTTGCGACGCCAACTTGTTATATTTTTCCTCTGCTAACGTCGCTACTTTCCTCACATCCGGTTTAACCCCGAAAAACTTCTCGCCAGCAGACTTCGCCGCAAGTCGCCATCCGATATTGCCATGTTTAGTAGTTTCCGTGTCAAAAATATAGAACGCAGGAGCTTTATTTGAAACGGTAACGGTTGCTTCGCCAAAACGATCCGCGATAGATTGTCCCGCAGCCTCAAAAAGAGCGTCTAGCAACGCTTCCGCCCTGAGTTTGTCGTCATTCTGTTCAAAAATAAATTGTAGTTTCATAATGTTTCTAATCGGCTTGTTAATTATTGTTCTAGTGGTTCGTCCAATTCTTTCAATCTCGCGCGTTCCAATGCGTTCTGGAAAAGCTTGACTGAATTAATTAGTTCTAGCGTCTTTACTTTTAATTGTGGGTTTTTAATTGTTTTAAAGTCTTTAATAGAGTAGTAGTGCAACAAAGTATATTCAAGTCCTTCTTGGCAGATTCTTGAACTCAACTCGGATGCGGTCAATTCGTTCACGTTACTAATTACACAATTTGATGGCATATTTTCATTATTTTGTCACGCTTCCAACTTTATATTCCGTCTGTTAATTTGATTTGAAAAACTCAATAACTTTTTTACTAACAATTTGAGCATATTTTGAGGGAAACCCGCTCCAAAACGGCAAACTTAATGTTTCCTGAGATTGTTTATGCGCAACAGGGAAGTTTTCCTTAACATATCTTAGATGTTTATACGCTTTTTGTTCTGAAATTATAATGGGATAATGAATATTTGTTCCAATATCTTCTTTGTTAAGATATTCAATTAACTTATCTCGTTGCGGCACAAAAATATTATAGACGTATCTTACAATTTCAGAATTTGGCGTAGTTTTTAGTAGTATTTCGGGATAATCAGAAAAATAATTGTTATATTCCTGTGTTGTTTTGATCCTCTCGCCGTAATAGTAATCAAGGTGATTTAATTTGACATTTAATACCGACGCCGAAAATTCGCTTCCCCGTAAATTTGACGACAGATATTGATGCGAATAATTTTCTGTAGAACGCCCGTGATTACGCAGAGATTTGGCTTTATCAATAACATCTTTTGAATTGCTTAATAGGCATCCTGATTCTGAGTAGGCCCCCAATACCTTTGTTACATAAAAAGAAAACGCGCATCCGTGACAATATTGTGCCGGATGATTTTCTTTGTATTTCGTTCCGTGCGATTGCGCCAAATCCAAGAGACAAATTACCCCATATTTGATACATAATTCATAAAGTTTTTCATGTTCAACAGGGTTTCCATATAGGTTGACAACCAAAACTCCCTGAATATTTCCATTCTTTAACTCTTTCTCAACTAAATTAAGATCAATATTGCAGGTCGCGTCAGAATCTACAAAAATTGGATTGCTGCCAACGGTCGAAATCGCAGAAGACGTAGCAATAAAACTATTGGTTGGAGTTAAGATATTTTTCCCCTTGTCTAAATCAAAACAACGAAGCAAAGTTTCTAATGCGCTTGTCCCATTTGACATTAAAGCACAATATTTGACGCCATTTAATTTTGCCAATCGTTCTTCTAATTTGTTGGTTTCGTCCCCATCTACAAAACGGCCAGAATCTAATACTCTACTAACTGCCGCGCGAATTTCTTCCTTGAATGGGGCATCTTGAGCGATTGCATTAAAAAAATCTACTCTCATTTTTGAAATCCTATTCTTTTTTCTGTTGGTTTGATTTTCGTGGCAGCGGGCGATACCCATGTTTCGTTCTCTTCCGTTGACTTCGTTAGGATCGCTCCCATTCCTATTTTGCTTCCGCTCTTGACTACCACGCCGGGTAATAGCTTCACCCCTGATCCGATCATACAGTTATTTTCTATTACCGGCGGCTGCATTTTCCAAATTTTATTCTTAAAAATGGGCAACTTATCGTTGGCCGAAATTACTCCATGACTTATGAAACAATTCGTGCCTATTTTCATACCTGCACAAATAAAAGAGTGGCTTTGAATGCAAGTATTATTACCGATATAAACGTCTGGTTGCACCTCCGTGAATGGTCCGATTAGACAATTTGAACCAATTTCACAACCATATAAATTAACGGGGAAGATAATGCGGGTGCTTTTGCCGAATTTTACCCCACAAAAGAGGCGAAAATATAACTTATAGAGGTAATTGATCATACATTATTGAGTATATTGAGTAGTTTATCTACATCTTTGATTCGTAGGTTATTGTTTAATCCCACATAGCATCCCGTTAATGACAAAAATCTACTATTAGGAAATGTCTTACCTTTAGCTAGATGTTTATACGCAGGAGAATTAGCAACGAAAGAAATGATTGGGCGAGATTCAAATCCCACTTCTTTTAGTCGTTGTTTCAGTTTAATTAATGGAAAGTCTTCAGTATTAATATCTTTAAAAATCAATGGTAATGAAAATGGTATAATATCAGGATTAAGTGGTAGAAATTTTTCGGGTAAATTCTTAACAAAATATCGCCAAATTTTCCTTCTATGAAGACAATACTTGTATATTCTTTCGGAGTCTAAAAGTCCAAACGTTGCATTTAAATCGGTTGGTCGCAAGTTTGTTCCCTCTTTAATGAACAAAAATTCGGGGTCAATAAATGGATTTTCTTTTTCTAATCTCTGTTTTTCGTCTATGTTATGTAAAACGCGCGACAGGCCATGACTCCTAATCATTTCCGCGTTATTTATTTTCTCTTCAAATCTATCCGAACCAATCTTAGTAAACAACATGCCGCATTCGATTGAATTAATTTCGTGTGCCCAAAAAAATGAGGTAGTTGCCATATCAAAACAACTAAGGATATTCTCTCCATTATAATAACCTAACGATGTTTCGCACAGATCGGCAAAAAGATAGGAATTGTATTTTGCGGCGATTTCTTTTAATTTATCGACATTTGGGATATTTCCAATCAGTGCGGTCGGCCAGATTACCTTAATCTTATTTGGGTTTTTTTTATGAATTTGCGCAACGGAATTAGTTAATGAGCGATAATTAAAGCTAAAATCCTCTAGGTTAATGTCCACAAAGACCACTTGGCAACCGCGCATTGTCCAACACGAAACTGATGATGCCCATGTGGTAGCAGGAATAAATACTACAACATCTTGAGGTTTATAATTATATGTCTGTAAAAACGACTCCACAAGTAGAATATTGGCCGTCGATCCTGAAGACGTGGCGATAGCATCTACGCCCCACGCGAACTTGCACCATTTTTTCTCTAATTCTTCCGTTTTTGGTCCGAGCGTTAGTTTGTTTTTACGGTTAAGCAAAAAAGCACAAACCTTTAAGCGATCCCAAATATTGAAACTGTCGGTTTGAAGAGGATATTTATACTTCACTACTGATTATAGTGATTCAAGATACAAATTTCAAGATTATTTTAAGAAAAGTTCACTTTATATTAGTGGCATTTTTCTAAAACGTCAAGAATTCGCGTAACGGTTTTGTCCCACCCTAAGTTTTGAAGGATAAATTGTCGATGCTCCTGATTTTTTTTTTGCATTTCAAGGTAGTTATCATAAACATACTCTAATGACGCAATGATATTTGTCGGATCTAGCTCCTGCCGAGTCGTTCCCTCTGGATACATACCAATCGGTGGCGAATGTAAACCGATATTTTGCCATGTGCTGATTGATTCTGCGTCAAGGCTCTTTGTGGTTGTTTTAACTAAAAGTGGTGGTTGGGTCCATTCTGGCAAAAATTCCCGAATTGCGGTCGAAAAAGTGGCAATCGTGGGCGTTCCACATAATGCCCCATCCCCTACGTTCAAACCGTAGGAAGTTGTTGAATTATAATACAAATTTATGTGACTTTTTCTATATAAATCGCGCAATTCTATTTTGCTTAACCTTCTACCGTCATAGATTATCTTATTTTCTACGTCTATTGATTTTACCCATTGCTGAAATTTATCATTTTGACCATCTTTAATGTAAAGTTTTATGTCTTTTCCCTGTGCAAATTTAATAAATTCTGGCAATAGGATATTATATCCTGATCGGTCATTGCTCGTATTTATTGTAAGGTATGTAAAATGGGGGAATTTTTCTATATCTGCGGGAGTCCAAAAAGCAGCATTATTCCCCAAATGAGAAACATAAACTAATTCTTCTGGATAACCGCCGCGAATTAAATTGTTTTTTGCAAATTTACTTATACAAATTACGATGGGGTTGTATTGTCGCAACCAGTGGGTTACAAACGCGGGCGGCTGAGAATATTCGCACGCTAAAAAGGGTATTTGATTTTTGAATTTTCTTTGGGTGTCGAGGCATTCTGGAAAAATGGTGGTTGCGTCTTCATCTTCGGAATAAATTCCCCGCTCCTTAAAGATATAGTTAAGCTCTCTACTGAGATTGGTAAAACTTCCGCATTCTGATTCTATATGTTCAGAACCGTTGAATGACCTAATTTTCATTACAATCTTTTCTCCGCTCCATTCTGTCTTACCGATTCTTCCGCCAATTCGCAAATTCTCACGATATTAGCCCCAACATTTCCGCTAGATAAAGTCTCTTTCCCCTCAAGAATGCAATTTCGAAAATGAATCATCTCCACCTCTAATGGTGAACCTAAACTTGCGGGGCGGTAAAGCTCCGCATCGCCATTAAAGGGGATAAATCGCACGATTCCGTCATACGAGGATTCAATTAGTCCCGATTCTGTCGTTACTTCTACGCGGCGAATTTTTCTAGGAGAAAGCCAGCTAACACAAATGTTTACAATAAAATTATTTTTATAAGTAAGTTTTATATCTGCTGACTCAGTAATTCCATTATTTATGTAGCCTGTTGCACTAATATATGTGGGATAACCTAGCCAGCCTATAATTTGCGAGAGAGGGTGGGGCGCGAGGTCATTTACGACACCCACCTGAGAAAAGCGTCCAAATGCTTCCCAATTTAGTTTAACAGAAATAAGTTTGCCAAATCGTCTTAGTTCTAGCGCGCTCTTGATGAAGTAATAAATTTCATTGTAATTCCATGTTAAATCTACCATTAAAATTAGATTATTACTTTTTGCAATTTGATTCAATTCCCGCGCATCTTCTTCATTCAGCGTGATTGGTTTTTCACAGAAAACATGGAGTCCTGCGTTTAGGCATTCTTTAGCGATAAAAAAGTGTGTTGTGGGGGGTGTTGCAATAAGAGCGGCGTCTAATTGTCCGTCATTTAGAATATCCGTTAGAGAAGAAGAATGCGGGATATTAGAAAAACCTTCCCCCACTAAGTCAACCGTCCTAATAAGGGGATAATTTAATTTAGTTAGGGTGTTATAGAGATTTTTTGACCAATATCCGTTTGCCCCAATTAAACTATAATTGATTACTTTGTCCATAAAATTAGCAAAAGGTGACTCCCGAATTTATTCGGGGGAGTAGTCTAATAGATGTTTATATTTATTCGCGCCACATCCAATTTTCCCATTCAGGTAACTTGTTTTGGATCATTGTTGGCAACCTATTATCGTCTATTTTTGATAAATGTAAAGATTTATTGTCCAGATTGTCGCAAAAAATAAAGTTTCCATCTGGTCGCGCCGATTCTTTCCACACTTGTTCAAAATGTTCTTTTACAGGAATTCCGTTGATTTTGTCAAATGGCTCGACACAACTTTTGTATTTATTCAATACGTTTTCCATCCCAAATTGATAACCGGCGTGAATATTTTCGGGGCTATATCTAACTATTTTCGCGGGTGGATTATCGCGTAATTTGATAATTTGTTGAGGTGTGTATTGTTTTGCCACAGAGCCACGCACAAAGACCGTAGAATTCCATTGTCGCCCCGTTACGGCTAGATTTAAGTAGTAAACATGATACGGGGCCGAAAACACTAGAATATCAGTTAGATTTGGTAAATGTCGTTCTAATTCAGATTTCGCGCAAATTTCATCCGCGTCTTCGTAACCGATTATATCGTCGTTTTGTAAATTGATTAAATTGTTTGCTGTGGAGAGAAAGTTTCTTTGAAAAACATCGTTTGTCCATCCCGTTGAATCCATTTCGGGCCAGTCACCATCTTTAACTTGTAAATGAATAATTTTATCCCAATATTTCTTAAATTTTTGCTTATTTTCTTCTAAAAAGAATGGTTTGGATAGATTTGATTGTGTTTTTGATCCTTCTGAAATGATAATTCCGTCGAAAAAATCATAATACTGATTAAGTTTGAGTTCTAGTAATTCAACTTCATTAAACCACGAAAAGGCTATGTATTTTTTTGACATTATTTGATAATTCCTTTTGATTTTAAGTGGTTATATAATATAGCAAATACTTTAGATTAACGAATTTATTCTTCTTTTTGCTCCAAATTCTGAAATGCCCTTCGTCGCTATTGTCTAAGTCAATTATTGGGATTTTGCTTGTCACAAACTATTATATGGACTATTTGCAAGAATTTCAAGATTATTTCAACTTACTTTGTTAATTCTTTTATTGCGCTCAAAATATCTTCGTGGGGAATATCGCTGCAACTATTGGGGTGGAATAGGTCGATTTTGTCATTATTCCAATGTTCCGGCGCTAATGCTGCTGGATTTTTGCTATGTTGTCCGAGATGGTATGTAATTAAATTAACCATAGGAATAGTCCCGATTGCGCCAATTGCCCACGCAAGGCCCGAATCATTGAAGACGCCGCCGCTTGCCCCTAAGATAATTTGAAACTGTTCAAAAAGAGAAAGGTTGCGGGCGTCATAGACATTTTCAAGGTTTGAATCGTTCGGATGTCCAATTTGCACGATTTTAGTATCCTCATACTGTTTTCTGAATTCATTCCACCATTCTTGACTCGGGGCGCGGCGATTTCCTTGCCCATAACCAGCGGTCGTATGAATTACAATATATTTATCAAAAACCTTATTAATTGGATAATTCCATGTTAAATGTGGTTTTCTGTCTTGTTCAGATAATGAATAGTAATCTTCGGAAGTGAATCCCGCCATCAAAACACACTGCTCGACACAACAGATTTTATCACACCACAATGGATCATTAACAGGTGGATTTATGTTAATTTGGATATCAAAGAATGGTTGGCGCGTTGACTGATGAAATTCTACGCCGTTATAGCTATAAATTTGGCCTTCGGTGTCCGTTGAAACTACAATTTCATTAATTAATTCCTGATTTTCCCACAAAAACTTGCCTTGTTTTACTTTTTCTGCAACTGCCCAAATTTTATGTGAATTAGGATAACGATTTTCTAGTAATTTTAACACCGGGAGCGTCATTATTTGGTCGCCGATTAGGTTGCTACGAAATCCCCAAATGGTAATTTTGTCACTCATCTAGAAAATTATAGATCAATTTTGTATAAAAATCAAGAAATATTTTAGAAATTCTTGAAATATCTAGTGTAATTGGATATACTCAGGTAGTAGAATAGTTTGTAAAACGCAATTAATTTCGCGCCGCCACGTAAAGGTTAAAACCTTTGAACTGTTTTCCGAAAGGGAGCTATCTGAGTAACGTGGCGGCGCATTTTTTTGGAGAAATTATGAGAGATATGTTACGAGAGTCATAAACCTATTATGGGGAAACAACACTCAGAAAATAAAAGATATAACCCGTTCCCTGTTGGACAATTTGATCAAGACAAAAATCTTTTAAGGGAATTTGATCTTGTAAGAAGCGCGGCGACTTATTTAAAAATACAGAAAAGTTTAATTCTACCGTTGAACAAAATCGTCCGTCATATAAGAGATTCCATTCGTATGGATAAACTATATGAGGGTTTTATGTGGGCGTGGATAAAATAATTATTTACTTTCAAGTACATACATGCCGAAAAATCCCGGCAAAGGAGCCCAATCAATGTTTTCGTCCAATTTAGTATATTCTCGCGAATGAGCATAGTGTTTATATATATTACAATATGGCTTAAAATCATTTAAATCCCACCCATTTTGATCGGGATATTGGTAATGTGGATTATCTGGCGTAACGTCTGTCAAGTCTTCACGCGGCTGACAATGGGTTTCGATACAGCACGTCATTTTATGCCCCGTCTTGTATATTTCTAATAACGACTTACCTAGTCGAGATTCCGCGCCTTCACAATCAATTTTTTGAAAATTAGGCAATGGTAAATTATTTTCATTAATAAAATTAACCAACTCCTTAAAAACAATAGTATCTTCTACATATTTTAGTTCGTCTCTGCGGCAATTTCTAATTACAGTTTTGCAAGTATATTCTTTGTCTGATAATCCTATGTTGAATAATTTGACGTTTGTAAGGTGTTTGGTGTTTTCAGTTAATTCGAGAAAGTTCGCGGGGAAGGGTTCAATGGCAATTACTTGCTCCACACCCGGTTTATTTGCAAAAAAGTTAGTAAAACGCCCGTTGAAAGCTCCAATGTCGTAAATTACCTTAGCATCTTTGACGAATGTGTCAAAAATTAATTCTTCGTAGTCTTGCATGTCTTATTATACCTATCTATTCTTCAATTTTCAAGTTTATTTATTCCCAAAATCCTTCTTTTTTCAATAAGAAAACTAAGAAATCAATATCACCGTCTTTAATTCCTTTTCGGACGGTATGATCAAAATTTTCTAGCTGTTCACAAACTACAATAGCGTCTACTTCTTTCGTTTCGTGAACTTGATTTATTAGTGTTTTATTTGTCATAATTTTAATTAAATGAACTTCCTATTAACGATCCAATTATTTAAGTTTTCTTTTGCCCGTGGGAATAATGCGTGTGTGGGATTATCTATTGAATTTATTAGGGTTTGCGCGACTTCGCCGGTCGAGTGGTGAAGAGGAAAACAATACTCGGGGTGAATAACCCAACGGATTTGTAGCGACGGGTGAATTTGAAATGGTGCGGGACATTGCCGGTGGAGTAGATAAGAGGGTTTTCCGAAATAAAGTGGGATATAACGCGGCGCACTGTCGATACCTACGAAAGCGGAACAATATTTGGCAACGAAAAATAAATTTGATAATTCACAATCAAAAACCCTTACTCTTTCGCTGATTACTTCGTCGTAAATTGAAAAACGGTCCTTTTGACAATAAAGATAAATAAAGTAATCGGGGGGTAATTTTTTCTCTAATGTTTTAATTAACTTTTGAACATACCACAATTCACACTCGCCGCCCCCGCCATTTCGCGCTGATAGGTGACATAAAATGAATTTTTTCTTATCAAATTCTTCTTGTTTGACTTGCGGAGAGATAATAGTTTCAAGATTAATTTCGGGGCGCGGCCAATGATAGAAGTAATTCATGTAATCTGGTATTTGCCTACACCAGACGAGTGAATCAACGCACATGTTTACTACCAAATCAGACTCTTCTATTTTACGTCTATCTTCTTCAATTATATTATCATAGCTTGCGGCGTAAACCTCCCCGCTAGGTAGCGTAAATTGCGGGCCAATCCTACTTACCTGGTGAGTTTCCGCAAAACGGGTTGGCCAAAGAGTATTAATTAAATTAGCTTGAACTAAATTATTGTCAGTATTTGAATATAATTTTAGGACCGCTTTCGGGTATCTATTTTGAATTGCAGGAAGGAAACGCGCGGAACAGATGAAGTCGCCCGCCCCGAGCCTCCTTCAAGAATTACGCTAATTGTGCGAATTTCTTTTGGAGACATTAATTAAACACCACCTTTCAATGGTTCAGGCGTTTCAAAGATATTCCCTACAACTTCCGCATCTTTCATCATACAGCCCAGATCAAAGATTCTTCCCATTGTTTTATCGTCCATGACAAATTGATAATAATCCCACTTAATTTCGCAAATGTGCTTCTCAAATCCGTGAGAAATGATGTCTCCTTCGTAAATCTCAATGCAGATCTTGTCTTTTAAACCAACAAACTGTTGAAGTGTATATCTTTTTCGCTACAAGCAATGATTTCTAAAAGTTCTTTATTTTCAAAGATTTTAGTAACTCGGGCGTTTCAAAAATGTTACCAATTACCTCAATATCGTCGCCAGTCCAAATTCCGCGAATGTCCCTGTTTGAAATTTTAGTCAAGAAACTTCCGTCGTCAAAAATAATAGTGCCAATAAAATTATCGTTAAGATATTGTTCCGAATAGGCTTTAACAACGTCACCCTCGTAGATTTCCTTACCGTTTTTATCTATGCATCCAGTGAACTGTTGAAAAATAAAAGCTGTATCATTAAAGATTTCATTCAATGCGGGGTTATGATACCCAACATGTAAATTGAAAAATTCTTCTTTACCGTTGCCTATATCTCCCCAAACGCGAAATTTAATTATCCTATTCATAATTTAAATTATGGTGTGCATTAAACCGATTCCTTTCTTCTCCGATCATGATTTCATTCTATTACCGTTCCAAATTTCTGTCAAGGATTACTTGGTTAAAATTACTGTCTATTGTCGGAAACATCGCCGCAATAGGATTTTGAATCACATTATTAATCATTTTACATATTTTATCAACATCATAATTAGATGGAATACAACTAGATGGGTTCACATGCCAACGAATAATTTGACTTGCGGGCATTTGACCGGGGGAAGGGCAAAAGTCAGAGAAGCACAGGACCGGCTTACCGAACATTGCGGGCCATAACCTACACATGCTGTCAATCCCTATAAAGGCAGAGCAAAATTTAGCCAAAAATACTATTTCTTCTACACTACAATCAATCGTGCGAATCCTATCCGTTACCATCCTTGCGTAAAAATTTTGGTATTTTTCTTCGCAAATTATATAAAATAAGTAATCAGATGATAGTTTCTCCTCTAATTTCTTCAATAAACTAGCAATATAAACAGGATCAAGTTTGCGCTCGCTAGACGGTCTGCTGAAAAGGTGACATAAAAGGTATTTCTTGTTTGGAAAATCTTCGCGTAAAATTGGACCAGTCAAAAATTGAGTAAGATCAGCGGTGGGGTGAGGAAAGTGCCGGAAATAATTTAATATGGGTAAATCCGTCCACTGTAAAAAATTTAATCCATCATTCCAAGCATAATAATATTTATCAAATTCTTTGAACTTTTCGTGTGATTCTTCTGTTAGATTATCGGGGTGCGCCGGAATATCTTCTACTCCAAATTGGGATTTTACAGTAAAATGTTCACTTTTCCAATAGATTTTTTCAAATCCAAGTTCGTAGTTGTCGGGCCATAGGTTAAAAATATGATTTGGTCTATCTTTTTCATAGAATAATTTGATTTTTGCGTTGGGGTAAGTTTCTTTGATTGCGGGGATGAAACGGTTGGCTAAAATTACATCTCCTATGCCACCTTGCACATGATATGCAATAGATTTTATAGACATATTATACTGTAAGATTATCAATTAAATGCTTTCTTGTCCAAACACATTTTATGCAATTTACGATTTTTCTGTGCTCGCTTGGATTCTTTGGCGTATTTATTCATTAATTGGACGAGGAAACTAATCTTAACTGCCACCATTCGTTTTCTGTGCCTTTTCTACCTCCGCCGCATAAAATATGCTTCGCGTACTCATTGTTTGTTACGCTATCGTAGTTGTCTGTTACAGACCGTAGTTCTTTGATGCTTGGTTTTGAGTGGAACCACGCAACGAAATATTTACCGTCCTGATTATATTCGTTAATTTCTCTAGTAAGTATATATGCTTCAGCTTTCATTTGTTTTAATTTGTTTTAGTAAGTTTCTCAATCAAAAAATACCCCAAAAGTCCAAAAAAGTAAACCGCACCGATAATTTCCCATATTCCAAAAAGTAAACTAAGCAAAATGGTGAGCCAAAGTCCTGCACAATAGGGACACGTAACGATTTTCAAGAAAAACCCCAAGAATGGGCGTATAATGAATTTCTCATGCCAAAAAAACAGGATGTTTGGATAATCCCCGCGTTCCATTTCGTATGGTTTGAGTAAAAGCGCGAATTTTTGACGCTTTGAAAGCGGAAGTAACGAAAGATATTCATAAATTACATCGGTTTTAAGTAGAACGATAAGAATTGAGGAAACGGTTGCGGACAGTATGAGGATAATTAACATGAATTTACTTAATTACTAAGATATTTATGTAGTGAGATGTTCTTGTCCAAAAAATCAATGCTCGCCAAATCTCTTATATCTATATTATCCGTGAAATCTTGCTTTAAACTATCTATTTCTGCCGCGAATGTTTCTTTTGTTTGTTTTGTTAATTTTTCCTTAATAAAAGCAAGTAATTCCTTCTCGCCCGATTCTGAAAGGTGCATTTCCAAACACGAGCCGTCAAAATCGCTACCGTACGCGAAGTCTAATGTGAGGGTTAGTGGCGGACCCATATCTAATTTTTCGCCTGTAAAGTCACAGTGAATTACGGAATGCTCGCGGGTGGCTGGTTTAATTATTGTTTTCATGAATTTGATAGAATTTGCTTTATTTTCTTAAAAATTTCAGTGGGTTTATTGTCGCATTTTAAAAGCTGTGACAAGTCGTAAGTTAAACAATCGAACCAATTAGCGTTATCGGTCGCGCATTGACGAGCATAGTGACATTCTTTTCCTAGTTTATTGTAGTTAATTATCAAATGTTGTAGCATAAGTTCCGCAGAATACTCGTCACTTTCTATCTTTTGAACAATTTCCTCTATAGAATACGGTTCTTTAATTGTTAGATTTTCGGCTAGTTTTGTTATTGTTGTCATTAATTTAATTTTTATTTTGTTCTACGACTTTTTTGCACATATCTATAAATTCTTCTGTAGTAAAATCCAATTCTTAGCGTTACTACCTTTGATCCTACGAGGTATATTTAAACGCCGCATGTAAGTTAAAACAGTTCTATGCGAATATTTTATTTCTCTTGCTATTTGGGTTGAACTTTTTGTAGATTTATATGCTGTTCTATTAAAAATCTTTAGTTAAAATTCTATTCATAATCACGGACAACCAAAGACGTGTAGGGCACGAGGGGACAACGATATGGGCTGTATTCTTGAAATTCTACTATGACAGTCTTGCCAACATAACTTTCTTTATTTTTCAATACTTCCCCAAGATGTTCCTGCGAACCACTAACATTTGATTTAAACTTTTTGCTTTTGAGTCCATTCGGTAGTTCAAGCCACACAAACTTGGCGCAACCCGTCCAATTTCCTTCCCCCGCCTCAATAGAAATCACTTTGAATTCCGCCGATTCTGACTTTTTGAACTTCAATAGCGCCTTTGTGCGCTTGTGATGATATGGCGCGGTGGGATCTCGGATAATGACTCCCTCGCCGCCAGTGGCAACGTATTCGGCAAAATAATCCTGCATTTCTGCGAGGGACTTGCAGATTTTGTAATTAACTAACTTAATGTGTTTGAAATTATGCGATTCAATGAATTTTCGCAGTTCTTCGCGGCGGGTTGCTCCGTTAGAGTCTGCGTGACAGTCGTGAGAAAAGCCGTGACCGTCGTAGAGAACATATTCAACCATGCGTTTACTTTCTGCAAGCAATTCCGGCGTAAGATCTTTCGGCTGGCGCGTTACAGCAACTAATTCCGCAATTTTATTCAGTTCTGTAACATATTTGGGGTTGAAAAGTTCGCCATGCAAGTAGGCATTGGGAAATTCTTCAAAAACAAAAGCAAGTTCATCAACAATATGAGGAATAGCATGGAATTGTTTATTTTTACGACTAAATGCACCTCCATTCTTAACTATGCACGCGACCCCATTTAATTTGTGATCCACAATTTGACCATCCTCCCACTTGATTTTATCAATATAATTCGTTCCCTTTGTTGGTTTAGCAAGTTGCGGCTCCAAAAACCCCTTATCAATATCATCTACATTTTCAAAGTAATTGAGTCGGAGTTGAAGTTTGATTTCCGCCTCGCATTCTTTGTGTGCTTGTTCCTCTGGCGTAGTTTCGTTGGATTTTCCCTCGTTCTTGGGCGTAGAATGCAGCCAATTCGTCGTAACGATCTTACCTCCAAGGACCCCGTAATTTTGACGATATGACGCACCTTCGCGTTCAATCCACCAAACTCTCGTTCCTCCGTTACTATCGCGGCAATATAATTTTGGATAATGCATAAATTTGAAATTACTTCAAGAATTGGTTGATGTCAACATAATTTATACCGCGATTTCCTTCCCATCAAGAAAACCATTGATATTCAGTATCTTGTCGAACCATTCCAATTCTATTCCCGCTTCATTCATCATAATTTCAGAAATTCGAGTGGCTTCTACCCATTTCGGGGAATATGTCAAATTCGGCCATTGTTTATGAACTACAACCTTACAACACCCTGCCTGAATTATCGCTTTCATGCACGAGCAACATGGGATGCCATTACTATAGAGTGTTGATCCGTAAGTATTTATTCCAAGTCTTGCGGCGGTCAAAACAGCATTTTGCTCACCATGCACAATAAAGGAATATTTGATTTCCTTGTCGTTATATCTATCTTCGTAATCTTTTACTTTTCGCGGAAATCCATTGAATCCAGTTGATATGATATTATCGTCTTTAACCAAGACCGCGCCAATTTTCGTTCTGGGATCTTTTGAGGAAGACGCGTGAAGGTAAACGGCGCGCATAAAGGTTTCGCGTTTGTCAGGTGTTGGAATTTCGGTCATAGTTTTCTTTCATGCCAAAATAGCAAATTTTGCGCTAATAAATGTCTTAGCTCTGATCTTCTGCTAGAATTTTTGCCATTTTCAATGCGGTGAGATGAATTGGTGGGGCATATCAAGGAATTATAGAGAAAATGACTTAGAAGTGCAAGAATATTTTGTCAGAACCCTCTTTTCTTGAATTTACCAGTTTTCTTATTAATTTTATAGTTTTTACATTGATTATATTGCATTGTCAGCAATATTTTATGCCAAAGATTAATTTTAATTTTCCACCCGATCGTGTCTTCCCAACGAACAAATGAAGAAATTTTTAATATTCCGCGAATTAACATTTGGCCATGAGTAGAAATTTTAATAAGATCATCTACAAATTTTTGGTCAAGTGTGAACGATTTACTTTTGAATTTATCAACTTGTTCTCGCGTGATTTTAATCGCAATATATCTATTGTGGTTATTTGGTATCATTTTGCAATTTTTCGCTTCCTCAATTAAATTATGGCATTCTCGACAAACTGCCAAAAGATCGCGGTCTTTCACATCCACAATATTTCTATAATTACAATGACGTGCATCACATGATGGGTTTTTGCCGCATTTTTCGCAAATCGGACGGCTTGCCATAAAAGAATTTCTCTTAATGCTCCACTCTTCGCTTTTCAAGTATTCTTCCCTGTATTCGCGGCGGGAGTATTTAACTTTGATTGGTTCTTCTTTGCGTTTTTTCATGTGTTGTCCTATTGTGAATTCGTCACTGTCTTCCATTATATATGGCTCGCAAGCTCGCCCGGTTTCTACGTTCGCTTGACGCTCACTTTCAACTTTACGTGCCACCTAGAAATTCTATGTGAAATATCTCCCGCATAGTAATTAGACTCACTTCGTTTGTTAGTTCGGCGTCTCCGCTTAAAGCTACGACCAAAGACTAACGCGCTACGCTTGTTGCCCTATCGGGCAGAATGTTTTTGATTTATTTTATGATTCTCTTCCCGCAAGGAAAGTATAAACACGATAACGGGTGATACTATCATTAAGACGAGAACGACACTTCGTTGGTTCTCTTTTAACTTCCGCATCGCTGTCGCTCGCTCTACGTTCGCCTTTGGCTCTCTGATAAGTGATTCGCTAAACCGCGAATAGAGCAAGGCACGACCCATCTCTAGGCATCGAATTGACCCTATTCTATAATATTAATATACCTCCATTTTCCAATCTGAACCATCCGGTCTTACGCGCGGTCAGCTAGGAACCATATTAACTCTATGAAGATAAATTCGGCGGACGGAATTTCATAAAGTATCTTGCGATACCCACATCGTTTTTACCTTTTCTATTTCTAGAACTACTCGCGCTTCCGACAGTATAGCCGCATTTCTGCGATTGGTAAGACGTTTTCTACGGACTTGACGGTTTCTTTTGGGAACCGCGATTTGTGATCCGCTATTTTATCTTCTAAATAATTATACCCACCAAAATCTCAAAAATCAAGATTATTTTCAAAAAAGTTTTTATTTTCACAATTTTCTTGATTTTTATCTTCCATTCCCATATAATAGTCGCTACATGAAATTAACGCAAGAACAAAATGACATCATCGGAATTGAATTGGCCGAAAATGAGACTTTTCTGATTCAAGCGTATGCGGGCGCGGCGAAAACCACGACGCTTGTTGAATACGCGAAGGCGCGACCAAATGTAGATTTTCTCTATCTTGCTTTCAATAAATCGGTTGCAGACGAGGCAGTTTTGAAATTTCCGCCAAACGTAACTTGCAAAACAACACATTCTCTCGCTTTTAGATATATCGGGTGGAAATACAAAAATAAAATAGAAAATCTTCGTTCTTATCACTTGATGCGTGGTGATTTGGATATTTTTGACAGATCAGAGGCGAATTATTTAATTGAGTGTGTGCGGCGGTGGTGCTATTCTATAGACGACAAGATTTCCAACAGGCATTTGGTCAAAAACGATACAATTCTAACTCCAAAGAAAGTGATTTTGCAGAAATTGAAGAAAATTTGGAAAGAAATGTGCGATATTGAAAGTGGAGTGCCAATGTCGCACGATGGATATTTGAAACTTTATCAATTAAGCAAGCCGGAATTAAAATGTGACATTCTTCTCGTGGACGAGTCGCAAGATACCAACATTTGCACTTTAGATATATTCTTGAATCATAAGGGCCGTAAAATCATGGTCGGCGATGCAAATCAGGCTATTTACCACTGGCGCGGCGCACATAATGCTATTCAAAAATGTAATCCCGATAGAGAAAAATTTCTAACCACCAGTTTCAGATTCGGCAAGAATATCGCGGCCATTGCCAATATTTTACTGTTTAATTACAAGAATGTTGAAAAACCCCTCTTGGGATTTCGAGAAACGGATAAAGTAACGGATTTTATTGGATACGAACCTCATACAGTAATTTCTAGGACTAATGGAACCCTTTTTGAGAAGGCAATGAGCGTAATTGAGTGCGGCAAAAAGGTGCATTTTCTTGGTAGCGATAGCGGATACAATGCTTTTTTAGATACAATCAAGGATGTTTATTACCTTTACGCAGACAAAAAGGACAAAATCAAAGATACATATATTGCTTCATTTACTAACTATTATGATTTCAAAGAAGCTGTATTTGATAAAATTTCGCCGGATGTTGAATTGCAAAGTCGTGTTCGGGTAGTAGATAAGTATCGCGGGGAGATTTTCAATATTTTGAATGAAATCAAAGCGAACACGGTCGGACGGGACAGAGCGGACATTATTCTTTCTACCGCGCACAAGTCAAAAGGTGCTGAATTTGATAGAGTAGCTTTGGCAAACGATTTCGTTTCTTTAGTCAAAGATGGAAAATTGAATACCAGGCTTAATGGCGCGGAAGTTAATTTGTTGTATGTGGCGGCTACGCGAGCAAAGCACGTTTTACAAATTAACGATCAAATCCGAGAAATTTTAGAAATTTTGGATGGTAAGGAAAACGTAGATAATTTTCTTGACAATAATTTGGCATTTGCGTAAAATTCAAACGATGGGATTTCTCAATAAAACAAAATGCTACCTCGCTGGCGGCATACAAAACTTCAATGGGTTCGAGTGGCGCAATGAAATTTCGTGCGATTTGCAATCCCTAGGCATTGTGCCATTTAACCCATTGGACAAGCCATTTATCAATTCCGCACCGGAAGACAAAGATATTCATGCTTGGTTGGCGTCGCAGATGGAAAAGGGTGATTTTACTACCGTTCGTAATTATATGATTCGGGTGAGGAGGCTGGATTATAGGATGATCGACAATTCGGATTTTGTGATTGCGCACATTCACCCAACTATCGCTTCTTGGGGAACGGCATCAGAACTTGATTTTTGTGAACGGTCCATGAAGCCTACATTTATTGCGGTAGATGGAGGAATTAAAAAGACGCCGTATTGGTTGCTTGCAATGTTTGATGAGTGTTGCTTTTTCAATTCTATTGATGATATTTTTCAAGAAATTTGCGCGTTAGATTCAGAAGAAAAACCATTAAATGACAAATATTGGAGACTTTTACGAGAAAATTTAAGATAATTCTGCAACAAAACACCATAACGGATATATTTTTCTGAATAATTATGATTGATAAACTCACCCCATTCCGCAACCCCAAAAACAACATCTTAAAAGTCACACTCGATGAATTAAAAAAACTGCATTACAAAAAGAGAACGTATCAAGCTCCGCACAAAAGCAAGGAAGACCCGCACAGTGAGGAAGGCGATTTATTGTGCCTTTCAGATATAAAACAGGATATGTGGGCGGTTTTGGATAAAAAATCTGCGAAAAGTATTGACCCAGCGAAGTTTTTGGTATATTTTCGCTAACTTGTGACTACTCCCACGAATAAATTCGGGCGTCCCCTTTTGCTAATTTTATGGCGTAGATGGGTTAAAACGGAGTATATAAATTAGTTGTATGTCTCAAGCAATTCTAGCAAAACTCACCGATTCTCCTTACGCTGAATATCTTCGCCAATTAACAAATGATGAGTTGGCGTCGGAAATCATTCATTATCATTGGGCTGTACAGGAATTGGATTCGCCGCTTTCTGATGTATTAGAAGAGACGATTGAAAGACTAAAACATGGCAAATAATAAATCTTCTCCGGAAACTGGACTTGCGGGCGATTCTCTCTCACTTTTTGGCACGGGACTTATTCCATTTGCTCTTTCTAATATTGGTAATCCTAAAGTCACTAAATTCGTTTCGCACGGGTTGGCTGTCGGAATTTGTGCCAAGATGATTTGGGGTTTTATTAGATCAAAACAAAATCAAGATAAATACACAACAATTAACATTCACGAAGGAAGTGTTTGGTTTGATTATGTTATTCGGTGGATGTCTAAAGTAAAAGTAGAATATCAAGGCAGCGAATTTGAATTTATTGATTTAGATAATATTAAAAATTCTGGCGATAAATTATGTTCCCCAGATTCCGTTCAATTATCCAATCAAGAGAAAAAACATGGCTTTGATTTCATGCCATCTTCTAATTGTAAAGTTTTTGTAAACGGCATTGAAGTCGTCGTTATTTTAGAGAGAATGAATCGAGACAATAATAATGTTCGGTGGGCGAAAGATAAATTTATTATCAAGGTCAAGAGTAAAGACGAATTAGAGTTGCGGCGGGTTTTTGCTCAAATTGAAGACTTGGGCCACATAAAAGTTCAGCATCCACGCACGATAGTTTATACCTATCATTGGAATTGGCGGCAGACTAAGAAAATTTATAAAATTAAAGATGTAGTATTACCCAATGGAGATTTTGAAAAACTAAAGAAATATTTTGCAGACTTTTTGAGTAATAGAGAATTTTACGAGCGAACGAATACCCCCTATCGTGCGTCGGCTTTATTGTATGGGCGCTCGGGGTCGGGAAAATCGACGACAGTTGAGGCTATTGCAACACATTTTGGCTTAGATGTTTATGTAATTAGTTTGTCGGAAATGACAGATGATAAATTTCTAACCGCTGTTAATGAAATTCCCGATAATGGCATATTACTTCTTGAAGACGTTGATTGTGTATTGGCAGACGAAAGAAAAACAGAGGGAACGGGAGTGTCATTTAGTGGGCTATTAAATGTATTAGATTCTATTATTTGCAAGGATGGGCGAATAACCTTTCAAAGCACGAATTATATTGATAAAATTGATCCTGCTCAAATTCGAGCGGGGCGAGCGGATTATCATCTTGAATTCTTTGACGCGACTTTTGAACAAATAGTTGATTTGGCGGAAAGATTTGGCTATAATGAGAAAGAAGCAAGGGGACTTGCGGAAAAGTGGGCTCCTGAAAAAATTCCAATGTGCGAAGTTCAGTCCAGACTTAAACAGTTATTTAACAAAGAAAAACAAGTAGAATTAACAAAGTGAAACGATTTATTAAATTTATAGTGATTCACAGTATATTTAGTTATATTTCCGGCACAATTTGGGAAAAAATTGAAAAGCGGTGGCTATAAAATGACGAAAGAGAACTCCCGAATTTATTCGGGTTGGGTCCAAATCCCGAATTACGAATAAAAAGAAATTTGATAGTAATTTTGATCAAATTAACTAGAATAGTAAAAATAATCTTGACAAAAATCCAAAACGCAAGTAATATTTCAAAGTATGAGTAAATTATTTCCAAGAATTAAAGTCAATTCTGTTGATAGCTATTTCGCGTTGCCACGTAATGAGCGTGAAAAGTTTGGCGTTTATCTCTCGCCAAGTTCTCTCCCTTGGGATGGTTTTGAGGAGTTTTTGAATAAAGGTGGGCAAGGTTGGAGTGCGTTGGAGAAACGGATAGCGGAAGAATATCCCATTCAGTATTTTGTAAGGAATATGTTGGAAAATCTTGATATTTATTTTAGTAGGTTTCGCGGCAAGTTAGAAACGTGGTGGATTTGGGCATTTAAGCCTCAACATAGTGAACTGCGGGCAGTTATTTCTCGTAATTGGGATGATCTTGACAATATAATAAGAAAATTTCTATTCGCTTGTGTAGTTTCTTACGTTGAGAAAGAAGATGGACTAAGGAATCTTGTTTTGATGAGGGAAACCAAAACTAAACAGCTAAAACTAAAGTCTCGCAAAATCTCTAAAGAAGAACGTGCCGCGATCCGAACAGAATTAGAAGGATGGGGAGGCGAAAAAGAATTCAATCGGTATTATGACATGAATTACGCCGATAATGAACTGATTGAAGAAACATACAATTATATTACTAAAGTTCGCCCGAGTTATCAAATGTTTTGGGATGAAGGTGCAGGAATGACAACAAAAGAAGGTAAATCACTTACATGGAGCCAATTAGATATCCTTTTAGATAAGACTGATGATTATTATATTCGCGCAATCATTGATTATCGCAAATACCTGTGGAGTTAATTAATTGTAATGTCTAAACCGCATATTGTAGGAATTGGGGCCGTGGCAAGGTGTGGGAAAAATTCTTTAGCTAATTTTCTTCAAGAATCATTGGAGTCTCACGGATTTTTAGTCGCACAGTATCCCCTAGCGACACCACTCAAGGAAGAATTAGATTCGGCGTTGTTAGCTAATTTTAACATTAGTGCGTTTACAGAAAAAGATAGTGAGAAAAACCTAATTAGGGATATTTTAGTGAGTTGGGGTCAGGTTCATAGAAAGCAAACTTGTGGAACCCACTTTACTCAACTTGCTGATGAATATATTGCATTTTTAGGTGACGTAGATTTTGTTTTAATTCCTGACGTACGGTTCTCTCAATTCCCCACGGACGAGATTCAATGGTTAAAGAATCGCGGAGGAATGTTCATTTATCTTGATAGAACCACTAATGGAATAAAAGTTATGCCCACGAATGAAGATGAGGCAAAAAATAGTATTAAATTAGATAAAATGGCGGATTTGCACGTTACTTGGGAAACTTTTGGAACCAACGTAAGTGCGGGAAAAGAGATTGCGGCGGCCAAGTTAAGTAAGGTGTTGGATTTTTTCAAATTAAATTAATTATACCAAAAGCAATTAATATTTGTTCCGGCCAAGCAGAAGACGATTAATTATTATGATCCCTTATTACGACGACGAAACAATTATTTCACAAATTCAAAATGATGATACAACAAATTTAGAATCATTAATTAATAATCATTCGGGCATTTATCTTAATTTAGTGAACTCTATTACTCACACAAGCGGACACCTGAATATGGAATTGCGCGAGGATTGTTCTCGTATCATATATGAAGCGGCGAACGACTTCGATCCGAGTCGGGGAGTGAAGTTCGGAACCTATGTGGGCAACAGAAGTAAATGGAATGCGCTTGATACATTAAGCGATTTTGGTAAAGTTATTCCCATTGATGAAGAAATATTAAAGTTCAAGATTGACTGCAACACAGAGATTAATAAAGAGCGAGAATCTGCCGAGAGAAATTTAGAGTTGGTGAAAAAAATTCTTGAACAAATCCGCGAAAAGAACGTAAAACGGGCCGTTAGTTTGCGTTTTTTCAACAAAAAACATACAATCATGCCCTTCACGCAGGTTGGAAAAATCATGGGTGTAAGTAGGACTACCGCTAAAGCGTATTGTGATCGCTTTATTACGTTGGCAAAAAATAAATTGGCGTCGGATGTTATTTGCGATACAGTGTAAAAAATTACTTGACAAACATTAATAGGCAAGATAAAATGTGTAAATCATTAACGAAATTTTGAAAAACTAAACTTATGACCTTAAATTTATCTAAATCAGAAATTTTTGAAATTGTCCGCGACATTATTGCCGAAGAACTAGATATTGCCATGCCGCGAATAGACGCAGAAGTTTCTATCACTGAAATTTGTGACGAGCGCGAGATTGATTTGCCGGTAATTATATATGAGATTGAACGAGAATTCGGCGTGGATATTTCAGATTCAGAAATGGAATTTTTAGAAACCGTAGATGAATTAGTTAATTTGATTGAAGAGAAGATAATTGGAAATAGAGAAAGCATCTAAAAAAGATTAAAAATAATCTTGATATTCACACAAAAATCTCGTATAATCAGTTAGTAAATCAAATAATAACAAAAACACAGTAAGAAAACTAAAATTATGGCACTTGGAAACGAAAATCAAACAAACGGCAAACTCTATATTCTCAAACTCAAGGCGAAGGACAAGGCGGCGAAGCAAGTTCCTTCGTTCTTTGAAGTGAGCGAGAAGGTAGAGGGAAAGTGGACGGCAACATCGGAAGTTAAGCGTGTCGCGGGTAATTTGACACGAATTACGATAGAAAAGGGAGAATGGGAAGGTTCGGAATATGATATTGTAAAACTTATCCTAACTGACCCCGAAAAGGACGAGTCGTATTTGCTTGATCTTCGTATGAACCTACTGGCGCGGAGTTTGTATAATTCACTACTTAGTTTGACTAGTTTTGAGGATCTTAGTATTTCTTTGTATCAGACAAAGAAGGATGATAAGACATATGATGCCATTTCGCTCCGGCAGGGAGATAGCTTGGTAAAATGGAAGCATGATTTGCAAAATCAGCCCCGTGTTGAAACCGTGAAAATTGGTGGCAAGAAAATTGTAGATTCTTCAAAATTGGATGTCTTTTATATTGAGCAACTTACAGAACTTGCTGGAATAGTTAAATCTGCACCAAGGTCTGCTAAGAAACCCACCACAGCATCAACAGATCAGATTTCGCAAGAGGAAATTGCGCAAGCCCCGACGCAAGAAATTTCGGACGAGGATGTTTTTTAGTCTAGTTTCCTCCCTGCACATGGCAGTTTTGAGCGTTCTGCATTAGGAAAAACGCTCGGGTAGAAACATTTGATAGAAAATATGAGTGAAGTAGCATTTAACATTCCCGTAAATTCGGTTAGTTTTGGTCAAGTATCCTACGGGATTCTCAATGCGTTATACAAAAAAGATCCAACTAAGAATTATCCTATTTTTCCTATCGGTGGACAAGTTGATTTGGCCGCGTATAAAGTTGAACAGGGGTTTGTGGATTGGCTACAGAAGAATATCAATTCAGCACAGTCTGTTCATAGTAGGAAAACTCCTATAGTCAAGTTGTGGCATTTGATGGGATCACTAGAATCTTTTTCCGAAAAGCAAAATTTAATCACGTTTTTTGAGTTAGATAATTTAATACATAACGAAATTAATGTAATTAAAAATCAAAATAAGGTTTTTGTTACCTCAAATTATACCAAGCAAATTTTTGAAGATTTCGGCGCTAAAAACGTAGTATATTGTCCGCTAGGGTTTGATTCAACTCATTTTTTTGATACTAAAAAGAAATATTTTTCAGACGGGCGTATCAGCTTTCTTTTACCCGCAAAATTAGAACACCGAAAGAGGACGCTTAAAACTTTGGCCACGTGGGCGAAAAAGTATGGCAACAGCCACAAATATCATCTTAACGCGGCTATTTCTAACGTGTTCATGAAGTCCGAGGACCAAAACGCATTAATTAATCAGGCACTTCAAGGGAAAAAGTATTGGAATATTAACTTGTTACCATTTCTGCCACAAAATCTTCAAGTAAACGATTTACTTAATAGTTGCGATATAGTTTTGGGAATGTCTGGCGGCGAGGGGTTTGGATTAATGGAAATGCATTCATTGGCGCTCGGAAAGCATGGTGTGATACTTAATGCCCATGCTTACAAAGATTACGCAACGGAGGAAAATTCTGTTTTAGTTAGTCCAAACGGAAAAATTCCGGTATATGACAATATCTTCTTTCGTCAAGGAACGGGGTGGAATCAGGGGCAAATTTATGATTGGGATGAGGAGGACTTTTTGGAGGGCTGTGAGGCGGCGATTAAGCGTGTAGAAAAAGATAGAGTTAACACAGAAGGTTTAAAATTACAGGAAAAATTCTCTTACCATAAGACTGTAGATGTTATTTTAGAAAATATTTAGAGAAATCGTCATAAAAGGTGTAAAGATAGAAATGACAAAACTATCTGAAACACAAAAGCAAGAAGTAATTAAACTTTATACAACAACCAATCTTAGAAATTGTGATATTAGTAAACAGTTTGGGATTTCAAAGGCGGGATTAATTTATATTTTAAAAAGCAGAGGAATCGCACGCCGCCCAAAACATAAGGGGAACAAATATAATTTTAACGAACATTTTTTTGATTGGATTGATACAGAAGAAAAGGCTTATTTCTTAGGATTTCTTTATGCGGATGGGTGTTATTATCCGCCGCATAATAAGATCGCAATAGAACTAGCGCAATACGACGTTGATATTTTAGAGAAATTCAAAAAGATAATAGATTCAGATTATCCTCTATATAAATGTTCAAAGAAAACTCCTAATGGGCAAATTAATGAGTATTATCAATTTTATTTATGTAACGAATATTTTTCAAAAAGATGTTGCGAATTAGGAATTGTTCCTAGAAAATCACTTATTTTGACTTTTCCCACGCAAGAACAAGTTCCAGAACATTTATTGTCCCATTTTATCAGAGGATACTATGATGGAGACGGCGGGATGTTTATTAACGACAAAATGAAGAAAAGGGTTGTTTCTATGAAGATTATAGGCACAACTACTTTTATTCAAGAAATGTATAATATTTTACAAAAGAACGTTATAACAAAAATTACACATTATATTTTTCCATATAAACCAACTCCGGGACTTTCTAATTATTGTTCCACAAGCGCATTGTCTATAAAATTAATTTTAGACTGGCTATATAAAGACGCTACCATCTATTTAGATAGAAAATATAACTTATATCAAAAACTCTGTAATAATTGTAAAGATTATCAAAGGCAATCGTTTGCGGGTTCAAGATTTTTTGGAGTTAGAAAACTAAAAGATAGATTCCAATCTTATGTTTGGTGGGAAGGAAAAAGTAAATATTTGGGGATATTTGATACAGAAATAGAGGCGGCGCAAACATATGACAAGTTTTGTAGAAAAAATAATCATAATTTACATAAATTGAATTTTGATTAAAGTTTTTCTTGATTTTTTGATTTAAACGAGGTATAATATAGCAACAGTAGGAATCGAAATATATGAAAATACCAGCAATGCTCTTATGACTATTGGGCTTTGCGCGGCACTAATGTTCGGAGCGTTTATGGTTTATTGTTACAATGTAACTGCGTATGAAAGGGGCTATACCCAAAAACAACTTGATAATTCACAACAGACAATGTGGGTAAAAGAACAGAGCAATTAAATATATATGAGCGATAAAACTGTAGAAATTAGCAAAATCCAAATTAAAATCGGGGATACGGAAATTGAACTTAGTCTAGCGGAATGCGAACGACTCCGCGCTGTTCTTAATGAACTTTTCAAAGTTAAGGTAGAGAAGGAATGTATTGAGGTGCCAAGTAGTCCTGTGTTGCCATTCAACCCATCTCCATACGATCCATCGCGTTACAATCAGCCAATTTGGGTAATTACCGCGCCGGTTGAAAAACCTTGGTGGACTCCGGTAACTTGCGAAACTATTACTTCAAATTCAAAGAATAATACATTAAAAATTACTTGCTAATAATGACTTACGAAACCTTAGTTCGCGGAAAGTGGACATTTGATGGTAGCAAATCGATTAGTGACACAATTGATTGTCTAGTCTGATACAAGACATCGAAAACACTATGGACACCCAAACCGCCACACCGTCCCGACCACACGCAGAAAGCGGGCCATCGACTTGTTCGGCTGATTTGGAGACTCTCAGTGATAAAATCCGTCGCGGGGAATCTGTCAGTATTGAGCAATCAATAGCGGTGGCCCCGCATCAGAGAACAAGGCAAAAGGCAAAATTCCGTCGTAGTCGAGAAGCCATGATTCTTGATGTCATTTTTCTTCCCTTGGGACTAATCCGCTCACTTGTATTGCAAGGCGTTCCTGAGACGCTGGACGAAATTCGCAAGCTTCCGGAAACCTACTCCCGAGGCTGGCGGGAATCGCAATGGTTCTTTCTGCCGAACGAAAACTTAAAGAATATTTAGAAATGACATTAAGAATTATATGGGAGAAAACTATAAATTTGGAAGACGGAATTTGAAAGGAATTTAATAATATGGGGCTATACATTTACACTAACGAGGACGAAACCGAATACGTTGAAGTTGTTCAGGGGATGAATGACGACCATTCGTATATTCACACAGACGGCAAGCAATGGCGGCGCGTTTTCCAAATCCCGCAGGCTAGCTTTGACACAAAATTAGATGTTTGGAGTCCTGCTGATTTTGCACGAAAGACCGCGACAAAAAGGGGAACGATTGGCGATCTCTGGTCGGAGGCTGGTGAAGCATCGGCGAAACGAGCGGGAACGACTGGTCAAGATCCGATCAAACAGAAATACCTGTCCGAAGATTACGGCAAAACTCGTAGCGGGGCCGAGCACCCCTTGATTAAAAAACAGCGAGCGGAGACAGCACTTAAAAAAGTAGGAATATCTATTACGTCCGATTAAATTTTCCTTGATTTTCTTACAAACTTCTTCTATAATAGAGAGAACAACAATAAATTATGACCAAAAAACTACAAACCCGCGAAGAATATTTCATTCAATTTACCGATGAAGAAATGCTAGATTTAGGTATGGAAAAAGGACAGAAATTCACCGTCAAGACATTATTCGATGGGTCAATTAAACTCGTGCCATTCTCAGAGATAGAAATCGACCTTAATGAGTTTTCTCGCGAGGAACTTATCTCGTTGCTTAATGAAAGTTGCGAAACGGATTTATCAGTTAATGAAGTTATTAGTAACCGGCTGAAAAGAAATCTTGACTTGAAAAATGAATTGGAATAGAATATAGGACATGAATAAGAATATTACCACCAACGTCCGCCGTCAGGTATCCCCGGCGCAAGCAAAGTGTAGCAATGGCTGTGACGCCTCTGGCGGCGCAGACAGTGCCGAAATCAAGGAAACTTCCCGCGGGCCGGGGATTAGCTGGACGAGCCTGTTGGGCCTTGTTTCTTTTTTGCGACCTTGGATTAGTCAATCGCGGCAAGAATCTGCCGTAGCGTCGCTTGCAAAAGCTCTGTCTTCTTTCTGTCTTCGTCCAATGCGGTCAACCAAGTTTGTCGATCATCTTCTGACAACCCCGGCATCCGCTTTGCAACCAAACGCGACAGTGATTCCTGACTTTTCAGAATCAGCATGTCCATGTCAGCTAAAGCAAATATTGCATTCTTAATTGTTGTATCATTCATATGTTTTTCCTTTTCTTGTTAGTGTTGGCGGCGTGGACGGGCCTTGAACCCGCAACCAGCGGATTACTTGAAGCCACTCCTCGAATGGACTCAACAATCCGCTGCTCTACCGATTGAGCTACCACGCCGTTAATGTCGCTCGGGAGTTCTAGTCTTCCGGGCGACAACAAGAATCTTAAATCAGTGTATAAATAAAACCAAGAACTAAAGTTAGGGTGAGCAAATATAGACAGTAAGTCCTTGACTTAAAAAAGTATTGTGATATGAAAACAAACGAGCAAATCGAAATTGGCGGGAAGCATTGCGGCAAGAACGGCGATAATTCTCTGCCCAACGTCCCGCATCACCTGCCCCGGAAGGCTGGCACGCCAGATGCCGATGGAAAGGGGGCCGCATGAAGTCGCGTCCCGCTCCGCATCGAAAGTGCCAGCCTGTAGGGGTTAGGTGGATGCGCTCGTTAGCAATTATGTTTTTTATATCCAACTGCGTCCAAAAGACTATTTATCCTCTTACCAAAATCCTCTTTACTAACAGGATTAGTTTTGGAATCGGGAAACCAATTCTTCACCTTTTCGGGGGTTCCTTGATATTCTTCCCATGCTTTTTGAATCTTGGTGCGGCAGAAAAATGGCAACAATTCCTCATAAATGATTTTGTCCTTCAAAATGTCTCTATAAGTAACGGAATATCTAGTTCGCCATTCATCTTTAGGAAGATCACGAATATCGGAGACAACCGTAGCAATATCAAAACTCTTCAAATCAATCAATCTTCCCATCAGAGAATGCTTGGCATGTCTCCAAGCATTCCACCAAGCGATCAAAACGGCAAACAAGGTCCCAAAGACAGAACCAATGAAGCCAGAGAAAATGTTGTCCAGAGTAATAGTGGCAATCATATATTAGATGTGTTTCTGGGAGGAGCTATCGGGGGTTTGTGCGGCTTGACTCTTATGGGAGCATGGTTCTTTGTTTGGTTTTGGCGTCAAACTAGATAATTTTATGAAAAACCAAAAAACCAACCGTAGCAAGAAAGATAATAATGCTGAGGCTAACGTCCCTCGTCAGGTATCCCCGGCCAAAAAGTGCTCGCAGCCAGAGTGCCAGCTTGCTGGCGCGAAGGGTGCCGAAATCAAGGAAAGCCCCGCAGGCCGGGGATTAGCTGCACGAGCCCGTTCGCATTCATATTCTTTTTTTCGGCGCGCAATTCTTCGTCTACTCGGAATAGAAGACCTTCTTCTTGGTCGTTATGGAGAAACGATCACTCTTGGCGATTACGCAGCAGGATACCGTGGAAAACATCAGCCACTAGGTAAAAATATGATAAGATTCTCCACCACAAAGAACAGAGCCGAGAAATCTATAGTTTCCGCCATCAATTAAATATGACGGCTCAACGCTCAAATTAAAATGGTAAGTCAAATCAATTTCTTCATCAGTCTTAAATGCATAGATATTTCTTAATGCAGTTGGAATTCCACTCTGAAAAACGGCGTATAGATAAATTTGGTCATTTTCAACACCCACAGAAGAGGGACACTGCAACCCTTCATTAACGGATAATGGAACCTGTGTAATCCCACGATTAATTGGATATTTACGAATTTGAGACATAGAATTTTATCATGAACACAAACAAACCAAATAGCAAGAAGGGCGGTAATTCTGGCGCGAACGTCCCTCGTCAGGTATCCCCGGCCACAAAAAAGTGTAGCAATGGCTGTGACGCCTCTGGCGGCGCAGACAGTGCCGAAATCAAGGAAACTTCCCGCAGGCCGGGGATTAGCTGGACGAGCCTGTTGGCTCTTTATTTTTAGGGTGCGGGCCATCTCCAATCAATTAATCGCTCAACTCCATATGTCATTCCAGAAGCAATAACCAAAGAAAGAATCCAAACTATGAAAGTCCATATATTAACTCCCGTTCTCGCTAAGGGCTCCCAAAATTCAGTATCCCATTTTGTAGGAGGCTTTTTCGTCTTTTCCCATTCAATTTCATTATTTAGATTTAATTTGAACGCAGGGAATGTCTTGCCATCCTTTTCCGCCATAAAAGGGTCAATTAATCCTCGTTTTTCTAAAATTGTAAAAACATTCCAAGCGACTGTATCTGGGAAATTCAATGAATCCTCAGCATCGTTATGGCGCGTCAAGACTGGCCAATTCCAAAACTGGGGTTCGTCCTTGTGTTCCCAAATCCAATTCGCAGCAGTCGCCAATTCTTGAGTATATGCCATATATGATTATGAGTGGAAAATTAGATAGTAGTGTGAAAATATGCTTAACGGCGGAAGAACTATTGACGCCGAAAGCAAGATTCTTGTTTGACATAAAAGACCCGAAGCAAAAAATGAAGATTCCTTATGGAGGATTGGATATATTCTTTGCCAACGTCCGCCGTCAGGTATCCCCGGCCAAAAAGTGCTCGCAGCCAGAGTGCCAGCTTGCTGGCGCGAAGGGTGCCGAAATCAAGGAAAGCCCCGCAGGCCGGGGATTGGCTGGACGAGCCCGTTCGGATTTATATTTACGCTTAGAGCAAGAACAGCCTTGGTGCGTGGAAGAGTGTAAACTTGTGAATGCAGAGCCAGAAATAATCGAATACATACTAAATCAGGGGAAAGGATGCTTAATAGAGATAACGCAATTACAATTATGTCGCAACATAAGCCGACTAATTACTCTAATAGAGTCCCAATCTTGGAATAAAAATCTAGCGCATTCTTCGCTGAGGGCCAATGTGGCTGAAGAGCTTGATTGCAATAAGGCCCATCTAGCCAATATGCAGAACCATCTGGCATCACCTTTGGAAGTCGAGTGATTACCGTATGATAAACATTAATTTCTTCTTCTTTTGTATTTGGAAATGGGTTGGCTTCGTAAGCGACAGTATCAATCCCAATATTCGCAAGAAAACCATTCAACCGTTGAGGGCGTTCAAAACAGCCACTTGCGAAAATGGCGATTGCGTCGTCTCTGCGATGAACTTCTGGAATCAAATACCAATAATCGCGAGGAATTTCGTAAACTACCCAATTGTTTAGCTTAGAGAGAATTCCGAAGTCATCTAGTTTCAAATAACACCCCATAATCTTATGAATAAAACTAATAACTCAAACCCGCAACGGAGCGAAAGCTCCATTTCTTTTCCGAACGTCTCCGATGAGGTATCCCCGGCCACAGAAGGCCCGCAACCTGAATGCCAGCTTGCTGGCGCGAAGGGTGCCGAAATCAAGGAAAGCCCCGAAGGCCGGGGATTAGCTAGACGAGTCTGTTCGGATTATATGATTTCTGAGAACGACACAGAAAGTCATGTAACTGAATCTAGTCCGTTATACCGGGAATTGTGCTCGGTGTCTCTCCCGGCACTACAGTTCTTATTTCAAAGTGAACGGTCGCTGTTGAACCTTTCGCGGGACGAACTCCCTTCTCATATAGCTGTTGAGCTATGGCGATTGAAGCACCAAATGGAGACAATAAATGAGGAGAAATTACGCGCCACAAACCACCAGTAACAGGGTCAATAGCCTCATATTCATTTTCCGATATTTTCTTTAGTCCTTCTATCATATTATTCTGTTATTAAGCTGTTTGTTCTGATAAGGCCGCCACAAACTTGTCAATGCCCCTCCTCGCCCCGCCACCCCAAATATCATCACTCGCACCTTGAATAGAAACCATAGTCCCTCCTTCGTGTGGACACAAATTGATTCGCAATTTTACAGATTGAAAACCGTATCTAGTTTTTACAATAAGCATATTGAGCACTTGATTAGATTCTTGAAGTCTGCCGATTTGATCGGCAGTGTTACAGCAAAGAACAAAAGATTGCTGGATATTAATTGAGAGAAATATTTCACGATCACTTTCACCGATAGACATATGGACCTTTCTTTCTTTGGGGTTGAGATAAAAAACACTAATTCTTTAATATGCTAATCACCAAACTTACAATGGAAACCCCTAGGGCGATCCATCCCACTAGTCCAAATGACCAAAATTTTCTCCAGAATTGTCGCCGGTCCAATTCTGCTTTTGCCCCGCCAGATATATCTGACCATCCTTGGTTCCCATCTCTCCATTTATACAATTCCTTGTCGGGAGCTTTTCTGAAATCGGGAGAACTCATATGAATAATAGACTAGATACAATAATGTCCTTTCTTGACGAGAGGAAAAACGAAGGCGGCGTGAAACAACTGTGTTCCGCCCGAGACATCGAATTGACTGATTTTGGTCGATTTACGAAACATTGCTACGAATTGGCGGATTATATTTCTGCCGCGAACGTCCCTCGTCAGCGGCCTCTACACGCTGAGACAGACTCCGAAAACCACAACCAAACGTCCGGCGGGTAGAGGTTCGCTGCACGACTTTGTTCGCATGATTTTTATGGAATTCCAAATGACAATCAACGGAACCAAATCCACCCCCGGCCCGTGGGAATACTACCGCGAGGAAATCCCCTCCGGAAAATTCACGCACATCTTCGAGACGGTGCGCCAGAAGGGCGGAAAAAACATCGTCCGTCTGCACAATGAGGCTGACGCTCAAATGATCGCGCTCACGCCGGATGCGCTGGAGGCAATCGCAATCGCTCTCGTGGAACTGGAGAAAATCCGCACGGAGAAACTGGCCGTCTGCCAACTCGCCACCGAAGCCAATGCGGTCAGCGCGGCACGGGTCGCGCTACAACGGATTCTTAATTCAGCGAACGTCCCTCGTCAGGTATCGCTGGCCGGGGCTGACGCGGGAACGGAAAAATCTGGGAGCGAAGGCGCTACGCCTGCCGTTCTGGAAGCAGGCTCTGTGCCTGAGCGGGTAGTCAAGGGTGGTGTCGCTCGAAAGTTGGACAGGCCAGCGATTAGCTGCACGAACTCGTTAGCTATATTTCGTTCTTCTTTGGGGGAAGGTTTGGCGGAGGTAAGCGGGGACATCTATTATATATATCCACAGTCATCTTATAATGAAGAGAAAGAGGAATACCGGGAATATTTTAAAAAAATAGCTGATAAAATAATCAATAAATTTCTCCAAGAGGGAAATCTGAAAGACGGTCAAGGAGGTCTGGTCTTTTCTCCCATAGATCAAAAACAAGATTAAACCATTTCCAAGGATCAATTCTTACTATGTATAAATTAGGTGCTTTCTTAACTAACTCGGGTTTTGCGGAAAAATTCCCACATATCTCCCATCTATATTTTATTCCGTTACTTTCAAATATTTTAGGTTGGAGAAAATGCTGTAATCCAGTTCGATACATTCCCCAAAACTTATTAACCACTTCTAAATCAATTTGTAAAATGTCAGACGCCTTCTTTTCAAAAGATTTCTTGTCTGCATTGCTACCCTCTTCACTCAAAACCGCATAAACATAACGCTCAAATAATGACAAAGATATGGACAAACAAACAAACGCATCATCGCCGGACAATTTCTTGACCGGATCACGGAACCAAATCCGTAATCTTTCTATTGGCGGCAGGGATAAATCGGGGGACATATATTCAGCTAACGTCCCTCGTCAGGTATCCCCGGCCAAAAAGTGCTCGCAGCCAGAGTGCCAGCTTGCTGGTGCGAAGGGTGCCGAATTAACGGAAAGTGTTGGCAGGCCGGGGATTAGCTGGACGAGCCTGTTGGGCCAATATTTATTCTTCTTTTTTGTGGGTTTGGGGATTGTGGCCCTCTCTATATATCTTTGTGCATTGGGTCATACTTGGGCAATCTTACTAGGGCCTATTGGAATACTAATTGGCGGGAAGAACTTTCCACAAGAGGACTAACTCTCCAATGATAGGAATCCAAACGATAAAATATGCTAACTGTTTTCCGTTCGGTCCCCGATGTGGCACGTCAAAAGTATCATCATTAATTGCCTTTTTCATTTTAATCATGAAGTCGCCATCTCTCCACATAATTAACCATAAAAGGAATCCAATTAAAACTCCACCCGATAAAATAGCGTTACTCAAACAATGGTATTTTTCAAAAGTTACAAACCATCCTGCAATTATAGCAGTATGTAAGGCCGTCGTTGTCTGTAATCTACTCCAAAATAATTCGCATTGTCGCGTCCATAAATCGGCATACTCAGAAGGAGTTAATCTATCCATAACGCAGTATTTTAGAAGTTTTGGCGACGTAGGGCGTTTAATGGCAAACCAATAACACATAAATCTATGAACAAAAACAACAAAACCCAAAAAGGCCAGACGCAACGCGCCGAAAGAGACGATAATTCTGTACCCAACGTCTCCCGTCAGGTATCGCTGGCAGGAGGTGGGAAATGAACGCACCAGACGGGAGCGAAGGCGCTCGGGATGCTCTGCTGCCAGCTTCCCCTGTGCCTGAGCGCCAAGCTACGGCAAGCGTGGATCGAAAGTCCAAACGGCCAGCGATTAGCTGGACGGGTCTGTTCGACCTTATTTTGCTTGGTTTATTCACTCTTGAAATCGTTATACGCGCCACGTCCCTGACACCGGGACCACTGACGTTCCTGCTGTTATGGCGTTGGGAAACCTGCTTAGGTATTCTATGCTTTGCGGTTTATCTTCTGGCAAAAGCAATATACTCCCTTGTGCTGCTTGGTCGGCATCATCGAGCAGATAAGCAAGAGCTTCGCTCGTCCGATTGCAGGCATAACTGGCAATCGGCTGCAACGTCTGAACCCACCCAGCGACATTCAGAGAAACGATGATAATGGCTAAAACAATTCCGCCAGGCGTCTTCCACATCCACTCTTGCGCTCCGGCGGTGGCAGTCAGGAGGACCAGCAATGATCTCTTCTCCTTCACCGTTGAGAGACTCGGCAACTCTGTCAAAATCTCAAAGTCGTCATTTGCGATTTTGTATTTCGCTTTCAATTCACTTTTGGAGGGTGTCGTCATATGAAAAATGGTCTTATTATTTTGTCGAACGTATTGTAGAATTATGCGTTGACTTATTGTGAAATAATGATGTCATTCTATTTTGCAAATTTGGTTACAATTAAGAATTTTAATTGACAAACGTAATAATTTCACCTATCATTTAAAGGTGAACACTGCAAAATTTCTAGTCATCGTTTGGCTATCGTCCAATATTATTGGAATAGATAGTTTTATTCAACTACAGCAAATTATTCAACAAAATACATGAAAAACAGTAGATAACTGTGGAAAACTGACACCAAAAACATTAGCAGAGCGCGAGCATATTTGCGCCTGTGGATACTCAGAATGTAGAGATATTAACGCCGCAAAGAATATTTTGAGACGAGGGCTAGCGTCTCTTTCTTCGCGTTAAGCGACGAATAGAAGCCCTCTACTTTAGTCGGGGTAAGTGACTACACCAAACTATATGGAATCTCTGGTTTTTTCTTGACATTTGTGTGTGCATGATTTAATCTTATACAAAATTATGAAATTATTAGGAGTCTCCAATCAATCTGTTTTTATCGCAAGCGTTTCTCATCACGATTATGTAACTTACGATGAGTTGATGTGTGACGGTGGGCAACCCGCACTTCAACAATATGCTGGTTATACTCGCGCAAGTGGCCCGATGATTTGGGCGGAAGTTTCTCAAACGTGGGAAGAAATACTTAATGACTACTTGCACAATCGTCCCCGCAAGTATGGAATTTGGCAGATTAAAGATGTAAAGTTACTTGCGTCGGACGAAGTTCCAGAGATTAATTCGGTAGAATGGCGAAAATCACATTTACTTTGGGGAACGCGCGGGAAGAATCAAGATCAACTGCTAAAATATGTGCCTCTAGTAAAATTAACTACAGATCATTTAAAAGCCATTCTTGATACTCAAACACAAATTACCGATGAATTAAAGGGGTGGATTAAGGAAATTTTGCAGGAAAGAAAAGGAAGCGAGGATTAACGTGCGAGTTGTATATTTAACTGCGAGTGTAATCAGTTTATGTTTTTCTGGTTGTGCGATTCTTCCTCCAACGAATTCGATACCCACAAATGTATTATTTGCCGCACCGGTTCAAAAGTTTCCTGATATTATTGCAGAACAGCCAAAATTACAATGAGTGAAAAATGGCAAAGAATAGTTATCTTTTTCATTATTTTTTAAGCGGTTTCTTGTATTATGTTGATCAACTTAACGGATATTGATACCACTGAGTTTAATGTCAAATTGGGTGAATTTTGCGGCGAGGAATGCTATCTTGTTACGCCCGCACTTCAAGGAACAACATGGTCGGCGCAGAACGCTATTTTCCGGTCGTCAATTTGGGACAAAAAAGGCAAACTTGTTTCTGCCGGATTGAAGCGTTTCACCAATTGGGGAGAATCCCCTGACGAATTCCCCATTCCAGAATCGCTCAATAACACTAATCTTTTCCTAAAATTAGACGGATCATTAGCCATAGTAAATTTCTATAATTCTCGCTTCAACATCAGGACGCGCGGAACATTCTGCGTGGATAATACTATAACAAATTGGCGCGAGTTTCACGACGCCATTAATAAGTATCCCAAGATTAAGGGGTTTTTAGCACAATTTGCGCATCTTACCTTAGTTTTCGAGCATACGTCACCACAAAATCAAATAATTATTCGTTATCCAGAAGTTAATGTTACTTTACTTAATGTAATTGATAACCGCAATTATACTTATTGGCGGCAAGGATCTGTAAGCGAATTGGCGGCGTTGCTTGCTGTCCCGCGCCCGAAACAGTTTCATTTTAATACCGTTGATGATATTCTGGCGACAGTTAAAGAATGGGATGGTGAGGAAGGAGTTTGTTTGTATAGTGACAAGGATCAGAAAATCCACAAAATAAAAGCAAATCTCTATCTTAAAAAACACGCTTTTCGTTCTAATTTATCCCTAAAGAATATCCTTGAATTATTTTTGGATCAGAACCAACCAACTAAAACTGATTTTCTTAATTACATTGAAACCACTTTTGATTTTGAATCGCGCGGTTGGACAGAACCGTTTGCGGACCAAATCGACGACGTGAGAAATAAAATTAATGAAACTTTGGATATAGTAAAGTCATTTGTGAATTCTCATAAATCGTTGCCGCGCAAAGAGTTCGCGATGAAAGCCAAAAAGAATATGGGAGAAATAGCGGCGTTGTGTTTCGCAAAATTAGATGGAAAAGAACTTGACAGGAAGATGGTAACTAAGTTATACTACTCAAAACTAGAACTATAAAAAATATGGGGCATTTAGCTATAAAATGACGAAAGAGGACTCTCGAATTTATTCGGGTGGTGAATTAAAAAGTGCTGCACCCAAGGACATTGGGAAAGGGTCTGTGGAGTTGCCGAAAGTTCAAAGTTGCAAAACTAAGAAATACGTGTTAAAGCGTCCGAGGAACGAAGAAGCAGAAAAGTCTAGTTGTGAGACTAGAAGCCCCAGAATTTATTCGGGGGAGTAGTCACATATCTGCATAGGGTTTATCGAAAAAAGTCTCTTGACATCGCTAAAATAGCAGAGTATTTTATTTGTTATGAAAACTCATCAGAATAGAAGTTTTTAACTTCAGAAAGGCGTATATCTCTTACCTCAAAATTCCAAATTTGTATCAATCCCAAGAAATTCTCTTATTTAAAGAGTGTTTTGCCTTGGAAAAAATCCATGGAAGTTCCTCTCACATTTCTTGGAAAGATAATAAACTTAATTTCTTTTCGGGCGGCGAGAAGCACGAAACCTTTATCAAAATCTTCAACCAAGAAGAATTGGCAATGAAATTTACTGAACTTGGGGTGTCTAGTGCCATTGTAAATGGAGAGGTTTATGGCGGGAAGTGCCAAGGAATGTCCGCAACTTACGGCAAGGAAATGAAATTCGTCGCATTTGATGTAAGAATTGACGAAAAGTGGCTATCGGTTCCACAAGCAGATGATTTTGTTAAGTCGTTGGGGCTGGAATTTGTTGATTATGTCAAGATTTCTACTGATTTGACCGCGATTGATGCTGCCCGAGACGCTGACTCCGTTCAAGCGGTGCGAAATGGTTGCGGCGAGGGAAAGAAACGGGAGGGAGTTGTTCTACGCCCACTTATTGAATTGACCAAGAACAATGGCGCGAGAATAATTGCAAAACACAAACGGGATGAGTTTAGAGAGCGGACAACGCCACAAAAGGTTGTTGATCTTGCCACGTTAAAGATTTTATCAGACGCAAAAGAAATCAGCGAAGAATGGACCACATCGATGCGATTGACGCACGTATTGGACAAACTAGGCAATCCCACGGAGATTTCTCAAATTGGTAATGTGATTAAAGCGATGGTGGCAGATATTGAAAGAGAAGCGGCGGACGAAATCGTCTTCAACAAGGCAGTTGCAAAAGCAATTGGCACCAAAACCGTTGAATTGTTTAAAGAAAGATTTTGCAAGTTGTAAGTTTTTTACATGGTTGTGACTACTCCCCCGAATAAATTCGGAAGTCTCCATGCGTCCGTTTTATGGCTGGAACGCCCCCGCCGCCGAAGAAATTGGCGCGTCCAAGCCCAAGGCTGTGCCTAGCAGCGAAAGCGCCAGCTTGGAGGGATTATCTGGACGAAAATATTAGAAAAGATTTGGGGTACTACACTAAATTTAGGAAGGTGTAGTGATTTTGCGATTCTTACACTTTTTATTTGCAATTTTGGTGGTGTTGATGTAATATATAGATTCGCAAGGTTAGTGGGAAATTTTAACGTTTTGGGATAAGGAAAATATAGTTTATGAGTAATGAAGTGTTTAGTAATAGTTTTTCGGAAGAAGTATGGACGTCAACTTACAAGGATCATAAAGATAGAAATGTTCAAGATACATTTACAAGGGTAGCTAAAGCGGTTGCATCGGTAGAAAAAACGGAAGATTTGCAAAAAAAATGGGAAAAGAAGTTTTTCAAAGAACTTTCTCAATTTAAATTTGTCCCCGGTGGAAGGATTTTAGCTAACGCTGGCACAGAATGGAAGAATGTGGGCTTAATTAACTGTTTTGCGGCAGAAACAGAGGTTTTAACCAAAGATGGGATTCAACCAATTAAAAATCTAGCCAATAAAACTGTTCAGGTTTTAAATAAAGATAGGAATTGGATTGGAGTTAAATTTTCTTGCTTCGGGAAACAACAATTATACAAAGTCTCATTTTCTAACGGTGATATTATATATTCGACAGAAAAGCACCGTTGGCTTGTTAAAAAGAAAAAAAATACATATTTGAGAGAGTGTTCAACCATTGATTTGGTGGGGAAAAATGTGCCCTATATATTTCCCGAGTCAAATTCTATTATTGATAATGAAAATTTCTTAGAGGGAGTCAAACACGGTTTAGTATATGGAGATGGGGGTTTATATTTGAATGGAAAATATTCATTACTTCATCAATTCGGAGATTCGTGTCATTTGGTTGAAGATTATTTTGATAGTTTCACAGAGGGGGTGTATAAAAATCCAGAAATACGCAAGGTTTCTGTTACAAAATTACCGCCACATTACAAAACTACTATTCCGCAAGAAAGTGACCACATTGACTATATTAAAGGATATATAGCTGGATTAGTAGCATCTGATGGGTGTGTAGATAGCAAGGGTTCTGTTTTGTTATTTCAATCAGACGAAGAGTTTCTTTATCAGATTCGTTTGTTAGCTGCCAAATGCGGAATTGTTACGTGTAGCATTCGTTTATTTAGAGAATTTAGCCCCTTTAATGGGAAATATGCACCAAATTATAAACTTACCTTTTTAAAATCTTCGTTCCCCCAAGAAATGATTTTAAAAAATAAACACAAAGAATATTCTAAAAATCATCATAGCAATCATTTAACTTTTGAAAAATCCCTCAAAGTTGTTTCTGTAGAAAAGACGGATAGATTTGAAAATGTTTATTGCTGCGAAGAGCCAGAAACGGGGACATTTACTTTGGGAAATTTTTTATTGACCGGGAACTGTTTTACAGGCGGAAGACCCCCGTATGATTGCGACTCTCTAGTAGGCATTTTAGAAGTATTAAAGGGACAGTCTTTAACTTTAAAGTCAGAAGGGGGTTGGGGACTTAATTTTTCGTTTATTCGCCCGCGCGGGACATTTATTCATGGAGTCGGGGTAGAAAGTCCCGGACCAGTTAAATTCATGGAGTTATTTGATAAATCTTCTGACGTTATTACTGCCGGAAGCAATCAAGATTCAGTTAAAGAAAAGAAGAAAGCTAAAATTCGCAAGGGTGCGCAAATGGCCATTTTGAGTTGCTGGCACCCATCAATTTTTGAATTTGTCACCGCGAAACAAACCGAAGGAAGATTAACTAAATTTAATATTTCTGTTTATTGCACGGATGAATTCATGGATAAGGTCTTGGTGGCAAAGAATGGAGATACTAATGTTACATGGGATTTGGTATTTCCTGATACTAAACACCCAAAATACAAAGAAGATTGGGACGGCGATATTTTTACATGGAAGTCAAAAGGGTATGATGTAGTTGTATATGAGACTATTCCAGTTTTGAAGTTATGGAATTTAATCATTAAATCTACCTATAATCGGGCAGAACCGGGAGTATTATTTTTAGATAAGGCCAATCAAACATATTGTTTTAATTATAGCGGGAAAAGGATTCAAGAGACAAATGCGTGTTGTTTTTCAAAATCTAGCGAGGTTGAGGTTATTACAAATAACGGACCGAAAGAGATAAAAACGGTAACTTCTAAAGATTTAGTTTGGATTAATAGCGAGAGCGAGTTTGTAAAAACTAATGGGTATTTTGATGCTGGAATGCAAGATGTCTATCAGATATCTTTTTCTAATGGGACATCTTTGGAGATAACTAACAATCATAAATTTTGTACGCCGTTTCGGAAGCGAGTGGGAAGCAAGCTAACATCTTCCGAGGGAGATTTAATTGAATTAAAAAATTTAAAAATTGGCGATAAAATTTGCGTGCATGATACAGTCGTTAAAGATGTTAAATTTGGTAATCTTGGATGTTACGACGAGGGGTTAATTATGGGGTGGCTGTGCGGAGATGGACATTTAACATTCGGCAATGTTGCAGATGCATACCCTCGACTTCGTTTAGATTTTTGGAAAAACGAACATGACTCTATCCATTTTTTTGATGATGCTCTTAAAAATTTGGGATATTGTTTGGAATTGTGTTCCATAACTAGAAACAATAATGAAGTAAGATTTTTTGCCTCAACAAAATTTGCAAAAGATTTTATTTATAAATATCAATACAATATATGGAATTTCAAGGGAGAAACACAAAGAATACCATTTTTAGAGAACGCTTCTGAAAATTTTATTAAGGGATTTATTCAAGCATATTTTACGGCAGACGGAATCATATCGCCAAAAACATCTTCAACTCACGCAATTCAATTACCCAGCATTAATAAAAATCGCCTGATTCAAATTCAATCTATTTTAAACCTTTACGGTATAAAAAGCGGTTTTGGACTATTACGAAAGGCGGGAGAAAGTGAATTTAAAAATTGCGGGAAATATCAAACAAAAGATTGTTGGCGCATTACCATTACGGGGCACAAAAATATTTTAAATTTTCACACTTATTTTGGCTTTTTGAATAAAGCCAAACAAGATAGACTAGAAGAATATACGCAAATTAAAGAATTAAGAACCGCCGTATCCACAACGACTATTCAGTCTATCAAATTTATTGGACAGAAAGAGGTTGGTTGTATTGAAGTGCCAAAACATCACAAATTTACGGCTAATGGAATCATTTCGGGGAATAGCGAACAAACAATGCCCCCATTTTCATCCTGTAACCTACTTTCTATCAATCTAGTTAAACTATTTAACTTAACTACGAAAAAAATTGATTTTAACCAATTAGAATCCACCGCACGAATCGCTTTAAGGTTCTCTGACAATGTTAATGATTTAACTTCTGTGCCACTAGAGGAATATACAGAGGCAGTTAAAGATTTTCGACGCGTAGGAATTGGAATTTTGGGTTGGGCGTCGCTACTCTACATGCTAAAGATTAAATTTGCGTCTAAAGAGGCGGAATCGCTGAAAAATGAAATAATGCAAACGATTTGTTATAGTATTATTGACGAATCGGTAGAACTTGCCAAAGAAAAAGGGATGTTTAAGGACTGTATTCCAGAAAAACACGCGGATTGTGGTTTTTTTGATATGATTAAACTTCCCGAACCCATTAAAGATAAAGTAAAAAAGCACGGAGTAAGAAATTCATCTTTCTTTTCCATTCAACCAACGGGAAATACTTCAATTTTTGCCAATAATATCTCGGGCGGTTGCGAACCAATTTTTCTTCAAGAGTATATTAGAACGGTCATAGTGCAAAATTGCCCAAAAGAATTACTTTCTATCGTTCCTAAGTATTGGGAGGGGGAATTCGTAGAAACGGACGTATTTAAATTTACAAAAGAAGGTGACGAACAAATTTTAACGGCAATTATTGATGGGATTAAATATAAAATTGATAAAAATAGAGGATTGACTAAAGAAGTCCTATGTCAAGATTATTCAGTTTTTTATCTTAAATCAATTAACGAATGGGATGAAAGGGCTGATTGGGCGGTCACAACAGAAAAGTTGACTGTAGAAGAACACTTATCTGACATGAAGGAATTTACCCGTTGGCTGGATGCAAGTTGCTCGAAAACGATAAATATTCCTAATGATTATCCATTTGATAAATTTGAAAATGTTTACTTGGAAGCGTATAAAACAGGAACGATTAAAGGTATTACCACTTATCGCGCGGGAACAATGACCTCTGTATTAGCAAGCACAGAAGAGAAAATTGCCAAAATTTCTCGCACACAAGCACCAAAACGTGCCAAAGAAATGCCCTGTTTTGTGGACCACTTAACTGTTAAAGGGCACCGATATTATACAGTAGTAGGTTTATTGAAGGATGATCCGTATGAAATTTTCGTAGGGAACAACCATGATAGTGAAGGAGATATTATTATCCCCAAATCAGTCAAAGAAGGAAAGGTTGTTAAGGTGGCGCGGGGCAGTTATAAACTAATTAGTGACGATAGTGAGTTTATTATCTCAAATGGTCATACCGACCCTAACGCAGACGCTCTAACGAGAATGGTTTCAACGAGTCTGCGGCACGGAGTTGATATTTCCTTTGTAGTCCACCAATTAGAAAAAACCAAGGGGGACATGACCTCTTTTGCTAAAGCGCTAGGGCGCACATTAAAGAAGTATATTAATAACGGAGAGAGGGTTTATGGAGAAAGTTGTTTATCTTGTGGGAGTGCAAAACTCGTTAGGGAAAGTGGGTGCATTCTCTGTAAAGAATGTGGATGGTCAAAGTGTGCATGAAAAATAGACGTAAGATGACCTGTCTCTGTCACAACATTTCCTTCGCCGAAATCCAAGAACAAATCATTAAACTGAACATAACAACTATTGAAGAACTACTAGCGATGGTGGATTGCGGCCAAAAATGCAAATTGTGCGTGCCTTATTTAGAAAAACTGTTAAAACTATGACAAACGAGCAAAAGAGAGTAAAAGCATTCATGCAAATGTTTGCGCAAGAAACGCCAGAGAAACCCACTCAAATAAACGAAAAAATAACGAAACTTCGCGCAAATCTTATTTTGGAGGAGGTATTTGAGACAATTTGTAAAGGTTTGGGGTTAAGTGTTTGTATTACTGACAATAAAGATCGCGCAATCGTTATCAATAAGACTAATTTGAAAGATATTAAATTTATCTATAATCAAGATTATGAGGTTGATCTTGTTGAATTGGCAGATGGAATAGGGGATATTATGGTAGTAGGGCTAGGAACGTCTATTGCGGCGGGGATAGATCAAGAACCAATCAATAAAGAAATTTTTAATTCCAACGATAGCAAAGCGTGGAAGCAAGAAGACCTAGAAAAAGCCAAGGAATTGTATCCTACTGCTCGCGTGGAACATTATGGCAGCGATTTATACAGATTGATTAGAGAAGATGGCAAGGTAATTAAGAGTAGCTCATATATGCCAGCAAAAATTAAAGAAATTATTGAACAGCAACAATCGTAAATTTAGTGGATAATGAATTCTTGGGGAAATATCTTCCCACACTCCTCATCTTAACTTTGATTAGGACGAAAACTATAACCCTTGGCATTATCTACACAAGATTCAGCAAATCGTCATGTAAATGGTGTAATTGAGTGCATGACAGCAATAGAGGAACAACAAAAGATTGCTTTGGACGAATTTAAGCTGAAAAGTAAAGAGTCGGCACTGACCTCGTTTTCAAATTCGTTAATTTTTCTATTATTTAGCCAGTGGTTGCGGGCAAATTTTGACTCGGATCAAGAAAAGAAACAAGTAAAGGATCAAATTTTCAATGATTGGTCAAAACAACTCATGGCCGCGACTTCTGGCGTGTTCGCGCAAATCAATGTTCAACTTAATCAGCCACAAAATCGCCAAAAGGCACTAATCAACGAAGACGCCTTGAGTACAGAGGATTACGAACATCAATATGTTTTAGCTCTCAAAGAGATTAAGGAAAATTTTGATAAAACCGGATAGTTTACTAAAACAAGGGCATAATTGACAATGAAACGATTTAATGATTGGCTGGCGCGATACAGTGGAGTAGTTACTTTCTTACAATTTTTAACAATTCCATTTTTAGTTTCTGGCACATATGTTGCTAATCTTTATTTGGATACCAAATATTCTACAAAAACAGAAGCCGCAGAATATACTAGAAAAGCAGATGCACAATTTACAGAAATCAACGTCAAACTATCTTCAATTCTCAATAACCAAACGGCCTTCACAGAGCAAGTTAAGATGATTAATCAGTTTTTAACAAGTCAGGATTCCAAAATAACGAGAATAGATGACCGCGTATTGTTTTTAGAGAGAAAAGTTGGAAATCGGTAGCTTTCTATTGACATTTAAGGATAGAAAGGGTAAAGTGACGAGATGATTACGGTTGTCTTGTTTTTTCTTGCCGGGATATTATTTTATTCGACTTTTCGTATTTTTGGTCGAAAGTGGACCGTCTTGTATTGGGCGGTTTTGATTTTATTCGCGTTTGCGGTGGGGTGTATTGCGCGAAACTTTGTAATCGTCTGTGCATCGGTTGCGGTGATGCTTTTTCTTTGGGACGATTTAAGTAATTTTGACAAGAAGTAGAAAAAGAATATTATGCTTCAACCATTTTTTAATTTAAGTGGCCCTCAAAAAGAAAATTGGGCAAAAACCAACCGAATCTTCAACTGTATTGCCAAACCGGATTTCACACGGAAAGATTTGGAAACTTTTGAGTTATTCATCGGGTTTGAACCATATTTTATTTTTGCATCACTTCCTTCGTTACAGATTGTTTTAGAGAGATTTTTTGAGAATAACTTGGATGTGCAAATCAATAGCTTTCAAGAACTTACTTTGGGAATTAATTCGTTTTTGATTGATGTAACTTGCACGGAAACACAAATTGAGGATAGGTGGGCGATAAGATTATTGATTTGAAAAAGATATTGACAAAGGTATATAATTACTTTAGAGTTTGCGTATGAAAAGTTATAGAGAAAATCCTGACGGTGAAGAAAACGCGGGCGCAACGAAACAAGTTGAGCGAGAAATCTCCACACTTCAAGCCATGAAGATTTATACACCACGAACCGATGCGAGTAATCTATTTTTAGTTCTTATGTCGCCGCCAGCGGGAGGGAAATCTAAGTGGATAGCCGACAATAACTTACAAAAACATACGGTTTGCCCTGACGATCTTAGGTTGCTTTTTGCGCCGGATATTTCAAAGGGGATTTCTCAAAAATACAATAAACAGGTGTGGGATTTGCATTATCAAATTATTGCCGCACGAGTTTCGGATGGCGAGCGGTTGATTGTTGCAGATGCTTGCCATACGAGAGAAAGTTACTTTAATAGGTATAAACAAATTATTGAAGAGAATAATGGTAATTATTCTATTGTCGCCGTGAGTTTTCTTCACGATCTTTCTTTTCATGTGTACTATAATGAGCGCCGTCCGAAATACAAGGTTGTGCCGGTGGATGTAATTAAGAGAATGCACAAAAACGCGCAAATTTTGTTAGATAACAATAAAGTTTGGGATATTGCGAGTCCGAGCGAGGCAATGGAGATTATTAAACGGGAATGAGAACAGAGTTAGCAAAATTAGAAGAGGAAAGATTTAAAGTCTGGGCTGTCTTTGAACGATACGGCAGCAAAACCAACTATCACGGGTTTCCAGATAAAACAATTCTGCTCAAAAACATTACAGATTGCGACGGAAAGATTCTCACAGATCATCTCTGGTTTAATAACACTAAAGGAATCCAAAAATTAGGGGAACTGAACGCGGGAGACGTTATTGAATTTGAAGCGAGAGTTTTACCTTATTGCAAAGGATACGTGAATAATCGAGAGTATATTGACGAAAGAGAAATTGATTATAAATTATCTCATCCTACAAAATTTAGAAAAATACAATCATGTTAAAAATTCTCAAATTCAAAGGAGACGATAAAGACTTCCTATTTTCTTCGGACGCACACGTAAATCAAACATGCGAACATTGGGAAAATCCCCTTTGGAAGATGCGCGGCTATAATTCTGTTGCAGACCATCGGCGCGGATTTGTGGAAAACTGGAATAAAATATCAGATAACACTAAAACTTGCTTTCACGTAGGCGACGAAATATTTCAAGACCCTAGCGGGGAAGAGTTTAGGAAATTAATGCACGAATTAAATTACGCATCTTTATATTGTTTTCAGGGGAATCATGTCTCGGGCAGGAAGCCAGTCTATGAATATGAGTTAAAATTACAATTTCCACAAGTATCAGAACTCGGATTAGAAGTTTACCCCCTTACTTGGAATTTATCCGAAAACAAAAAAGTAGTCTTTTTTCCTGAATATGCAGACGTTCAAATTAACGGAACATTTTTGGCAATTTGTCATTTTCCCCTGATTTCTCACTCACATATGCAGAAACGAAGCATACACATTGCCGCTCATTCACACAATAATTGTGCTTTAACTAGTCGCGAAAAAGGTGTCGGGATGAGAATTGATGTTGGTTTTGATGCGTGGAAGAGGCCAATTTCTCTGGCAGAGATTAAAGAACATTTAAAAAATCGCACCGTGGATTCCAGAGATCATCATAGATCAGACAACCCAAAATATTTTAACTATATTAAACTTTTCTTATTTATTTTACCCCTTTTATTATTTACTTCTTGCCAAAATCTTGAATTCAAAGGATCAATTCGCGGCAACGAACTTTCCCAAACGAACGCCCTCCAAACAAAATATATAATTTCCGAGCGTTTTAGTTTAATGAGTAAAATTTCGCAACCGTTCACGCGAGATCAATATCCAATCCCGAATTACTCCGAATATTCAATTTGTTGGGAATTTTAGGTAAAATTGGCAAATTTTCTCTTGACGAAAAACATGAGCGGGTTTAAGATATACAACATGAATAAGGAAACATGTCCATTACTTGAGATTATAGGTGACACCTACGAAATCATCATACGTGAATACTTCTCTGTCCTCTTCTTCTCTTTTTATCCTAATCATTCTCGCTAAGTCATTTCTAGTCATAAGGAAATAATATGAAACACAAAAAACTAAACGACTGCAACGGAAAAACCATCAAGGAAATTGATGCATATGAAACGCGACCTGATCAATATAGATCATTAATGATTTTGTTTGAGGATGGAGATACTTGCCGGATTGGACCGTTTAAAACAGGGGGAACGCTTTTTTATTCTGCTAACGTCCGGCCCAATTCATTCCCTTGGGAAGATATTTTCGCGCATTAAGGGAAACGTGGGCCAAAGCAACCGTATCCAGTGGATAACTCGGCATCTCTCTAGCGGGAAAGTGTAAATCCTCAATCTGAACTATATACTTATGATTTTCTTTCAACGAATAAAGAAGTGCTTTAAGGACCTCAGAACGTTCTTCCTCGAATCGTTCTCTTTCAGAGCGATTAGCAAAAAAGATTCCGAGCCATACCCCCACCAAGGTCCCTACGAGCGTCACTGCGAGAGGTATAAAAATTTGCTGAGCAAGGAAGATGCACATAAGTTATTTTTGATGATGTATGGACAAAAGGTGAGTGATTTCCCCTTGATGCCTAACGTCCCCGATGAGGTATCCCTGCTTGCTTCTGGCACCAAAAGTTGCGACAGCAACGACGTGACAGAAGTCCCGAAGGGACAGGGATTAGCTCAATCGGCCCGTTCGCATAATATTCCTACTTTAGTCAAAAAAAATGGATTAGAAAACTGGTATCGAGAGTGCTCGGAGGCGTTTACGGCGGAAGGAAAATTACGGATAAGTCTTAATCAAAATAGTCCTTGTGTTCTATCCTCGCCTGATGGTCAGAGGGTTGAATTGACCCCTGATAACTGGAAGACTCTGGTTGGAGATCGTTTGGAGGTAGAATTCTATCCGGGTCAAGTTGAATCAAGAGAAGCTGTTCTTCTGGCAATCCAAGAAAAGTTAGATAAGGAATCTCCTCTTTATAATTTAGAGGGAAAGTCGCCGTGATTGAGTCGTCCTTAGTGATAATTGTAGCGAGTATTGGCATATATTTTATTTTATGAAAAACAGTAACGAAAACCAAACGGGAGCGGAAGCTCCATTATTCCCCGCGAACGTCCCTCGTCAGGTATCGCTGGCCGGGGCCGACGCGGGAACGGAAAAATCTGGGAGCGAAGGCGCTACGCCTGCCGTTCTGGAAGCAGGCTCTGTGCCTGAGCGTCAAACGGAGAATCGACTTCACTCGAAAGTGAAACGGGCCAGCGATTAGCTGGACGAGCCTGTTCGCATTATATTCCCGATTTGGTCAAAGAAAGCGGTCTTGAAAAAATGAAAAAAGTAACGGTTCCAATTAAAGATAATGTCAAGGAAGTATTATCAAATTCAACGATTGCAAGTAACACACTTATTCTGCCGCCGACGCAATTAGACCGCAATTTATATGTAGACGTTAATAAAATCCTAGAACTTCTTGGTGGCAAATGGAATAGGAAGTTGAAATGCCACGTTTTTGACGAAATCACCAAGGAACAACTCTCGGCGGTATTAAACGGCGACGAAGAATTAGTTGATGTTAAGAAAACATATCAAGAATTTTTTACGCCAGCGGGTCTAGCTGCGCGCGTTGTAGAATTAGCGGATGTTTCGGGCCAAATGGTGCTAGAACCAAGTGCGGGAATTGGGAACCTTGCGGACGAATGTGCGGTGCAGGATGCGGCGGAAGTAGATTGCGTAGAAATCCAAAAAGAACATTGCAATAAATTGAGCGAAAAAGGATATAATGTTAGAAATACTGATTTTTTAACTATTGAAGGTGAGGAAAAATATGACCGCATTTTGATGAACCCACCATTTACGCGCAATCAAGATTGCAAGCATGTCGAGCACGCGCTAAAATTTCTTAAACCCGGCGGCAAATTAGTCGCGATCATGGCAAATAATCAAAGTAGAAAACCATTCATTAAGCTAATTGAGGATCGCGAGTATGAAATTGAAGAGGTGGCGGCAGGAGAATTTTCTGAATCAGGGACACAAGTGAGAACTTTGATTTTGAGTATTTGGAAAAAGTAATGAGTGTGTATCTTGGACAACTTTATCATTGGAGTCCAAAGGAAAATAGAATTGATATTCTTAAAAATGGACTTCAAATTATGTCAAAATCTTCATCGGATTACGTTCCCCTCCCGTGGATTTGTCTTGGCACGACGCCATCAACCGCGTGGAGTTATACGCTGGCAGAACAGCGCGAAATTGAAACGTGGGATTTGTGGCAAGTTAGCTTGCAGGAGCACGATCATATGGTAATACGCTCGGATTTAGGACCATACATTCAAGAGGTTAGGATTCACAACGGATTGCCCGCAGATAGAATTTGGTGGATAGGTGAACGAGATTGTCATGCAGGCGTAGCGTTGCAAAAATTAAATGTTAATTAAATCTCATTTAGCTCAATCGGTAGAACAGCATACTGTTGATGTGCAAGTTCTAGGTTCAAGCCCTAGAGTGAGAGAAAAATGATGTAAGTTGTTGATTAGAATGAGAATAATATATGATTGATATAAATAAAATTAACGATTCTGTTGGCTATGAAGATATTTATCTAAAAACAAAGGATATTATGTCTAAAAATTCATTCGATCCAGAATACATTAACGGACTTTTCACTTTAATTAAACAAGAGTTCCCCGATGCAAAATTGCTACCAAAAGAAAAAGAAACCTACATAACCATAAATGTTGAAATTGCAGGATTACAATTTTACAATATGATTCAGTTAGGAGAAAGAAAGGAAGTTAATTTAAGACTACATATAGATCCAATTTTAATGACGGATAATCTTTTTCAAATAGTGAGAAATAAATCTGATATGGGTTTTTTGATTAATCAAATTAAAAATCTAGACGTTGAACACCCGACAGAATTAGGGAAAGAATTGCAGGCAAATGTTGATTTTATCAAAAAGATGAAAGAAGGAATAATTAAAATTTTGTAAGTCGTTGATTTAGATTAAGTTAAAAAGATAGAAAAAATATTATTATGGCTAAAGAAAAAGTTAAAAAAGAAGAGGGGGAAGAAGTAACTTTAACCCCCTCACAACAGTTGCAATCATTTTTAAAAGAAACAAAAGAAGATCATTATAACTTTGAACAAGATCATAACTACAAAGTCCCATGTTCTTCGCTATTATTAACAAGCACCCTCGCTGGAGGTTTAACTCCCGGCGCTCATCGTTTTTTAGGTTTAGCATCGGGCGGAAAAACCAGTTGTGCATTAGATTTCATGTATCATTTTTTGCGCACGCCATCCCCCCTTGGTTGCGAACGGCGGGCCTCATTAATCATGTCAGAGGGGAGACTTTCTAAGGAAGTTCAAGAGCGTTCTGGTATTAATTTTGCTTTCAAGGCAGAAGATTGGCTTCCAAATACTTGTTTCGTTTTGCAAACAAATATCTATGAGGTTGCATTTAGTTTTAAAAGAAAATTTATTAGCATTCCCGGATTGGAGATGTTCTTCCTTACGGACTGCGCGGACTCTTTAATAAAACGCGATGATTGCCGGAAACCCGAAGAGGAAAGTATCACCGTTGGATCGGGAAGTTTGATAACGTCCGTTTTCTTAAAAAAAGTGGGATTAGCAATGGCAAAGCGGGGGCATATAGATATTTATATTTCACAAATTCGCGACCAAATCAAAATTAATCAATACGAAGTGACAACTCCCAAGCAAGGAAAAGCAAGCGGACCACGGGCATTAGAGCACCAAGCGGGTGTGGTTTTAGAGTTTTTGCCGAGATTTGGAGGAGACCTGATCCAAGAAGACGGAAAGAAAAGTAAAATTGAGGGACACTTTTGTAAGTGCCGGATTATCAAGAGCGATAATGAAAAGAATATGGTTGAGGTTCGATACCCGGTGCGGTATAATCAGAGGGGTGCAAAAAGCGTGTGGCTTTCCTATGAATTGGTAGATTGTTTGATTTTATGGGAAATTCTAAAGAAGAAAGGTGCATGGTTAGTTTTTAATGAAGAGTTTCGTGCAGAAATAATCAAAAACCTCAACCGCGACGAGATTCCAGAACAAATCAACGGGGTTGAGAAAGCGCGAGAATGGGTTGAAGATAATGAAGACGTTCAACGATTTCTGTTTGAGAAGTTTAAAGATTTACATATGTAAGTATTTTTTGTAATTTTTAATAAATTTTCTCCAACCTTCTTTTGTAAATTTAATTTCACTGTTGAAATATTTTTGCATTATTGGCGCTATTATAGGGGACTTTACTATTTTGTATTTTAAGCTGTTTGCTTTACAATAAGCCATCGCCGCAATAGCTTTATCCACGACCTCACCTTCATCCCAATTTTCACCAACAATGTATTTTGTGCTCATACCATATATGGTATACATGAAATTTTTCACATCTTCACAAATTTTTCTTGCAAAACCTATTTTCTCACCATATAATTGTTAAAAGTTACCCATTTATATGAAACCTACACCTAAAAAAGACAAAATGCCAGAATACGCTATTCAAAAATTCTCCCTCTCGCCACCTGAGAACCAACCCTCCCCAAAGACACGCAGTGCCAGCCAACAGCAAACGATTGATATTCCAGAAGAAAAGAAGTGGTCCCTTGTCCACGGATTATTGATGGATTTGCTCGCCGACGAAATTGAAGAAAACACCGAACATCTAGGTAATATTACTAAAAATGTAGATATGCAAGCAGTATTGATTACATCTTGGCTAGATTACCTCGCATCAACGTATATATTTATGTCTGGTGAATCCGAGGGAGCAAGAACAAAAAAGGCCAAACAGGAACATGCCGAATTAGACGATTATGCGGACAGGGCGATTGACACTTATCTGACGGCGAAACACGCACTTTTATACTTTAAAGAAGACGGGCCGAAAACTAAAACAGACGGATTAGAACAATAAGATTCACTTCGTTTTGTAACGTATAATTATTCCTTGAGGCTTGGTATTGATAGAGTAAATCGACAAGGTTGGCCCGTTTCAGAATACGAGGTAGAAATTGCCCCAAAGACGAAGAAGAAAAGGTAAAACGCAATAAATCTTTTGAATTTAATGGTTATTATAGATGTTATAAAAAATTAATAATTTATGAAAAAGAGTGCCGGTATTCTCATTCAATATAAAGACAAATTCTTGATAGTAAAATCAACTGGGTTTCCTACATGGGGCATTCCTAAAGGTGGCGTTGGCAACGGAGAATCTGAAATTGATGCCGCGATCCGTGAGACTTTTGAGGAAACTAACATTTACCTTACACCCGAAGAGATTGGTGGCGAACTAATCAGATACAATACGCCCAAAAAGGAGATTGTTGTATTTTATCATCACGCCACTTTTCAATATAACGATTTGAAATGCAACAGTTTCCTTGAAGATGGGACACCTGAAATTGACGAATTTTTGTGGGCAACGAGGCGAGAAGCACTTGAATTAGTTAAGAACCACATGGGTAAGATATTTCAAGAGATAGTAGTTCTTTAGATTAATAATTAATGACTTCTAATCAACTTAATTTACTAACTAATCTTGTTGAATCATTCGGTGCACAAATTCCCGCCGCAGACAAAATGCGATTAGATCGCGCACAATTTATCGAAAACGTCAAAGCCTCTGCACCGGATATTTACGCCAAAATATTGAATACAATCACGACTCAGGGACTTTTTGACCATCTTAAAACCATTTATCTAGACAGGGCAGAATATTGGGCAGAACTCATATTGGAATTAATTTGGACGCGGCAAAATAATCTTGAAAATTGCGTGCAAACAAGGTATAATTACTACAGAGACTATAAAATTCAGAGGATTAATAAACAATTAGTGAATAAATCAAACTAAAGAAACACCAAAATATGTGACTACTCCCCCGAATGAATTCGGGGGCTTCTAGGATTGCTCCAAGCCTTGTAATCCCAAGGCTAAAATATTTCGGGCAGCATTTACGTCACGATTTGCAGAATAACCACAAGAGCACTCCATAACCCTATCTGCAAGAGTCTGATTCTCATGTATTTTTCCACAATTCGAGCATTTCTTTGATGTGTATGCAGGATTAACCTTTCCATAAATCTTACCAGCATCTTCCGCTTTGTAAGATAATAATAAGGATAATTTTCCCCATGCACCGTCTCTCATGCTTTTTCCAACAGTTTTAAAAGTCTTATTTGCTAATTTCTGAATATTAATGTTTTCCGTAAAGATAACGTCATACTTCTTAACAATCTCATTGGCGATCTTATGGCAATAATCATTTCTCTTGTTGGATATTTTCTTATGAATCTTTGCCGCCGCATGTTTATTCTCCTTCTTTTTTACCTTTGCCAATTCTTTCTCTTTTTTCTTGAGAAATTTAAGATTTTCAAACTTACCACCATCAGACAAAGTAAGAACGTCTTTGCAACCAAAATCAATACCAATATTGTTACTTTTATCAATGGGTTTAAAGTGTGGCTTCGGAATATTGGACGTTATGTAAATAAACCAGTCACCACAAGCGTTCCGCGCAATCGTATATCCTTTGATTTCTCCATCCATCTTCCTATGCTGTTTAATCTTAACCCATCCCAAATCATTCGTTAATCTAATCTTATTTTCTTTAAATTTACAGACAAATCGCGGCGTTGTAAAACTATCATATCTATCCACTCCTTTAAATCGTGGAAATCCAACCTTGCCGTCTTTTTGCTTAACGCGCCTAAAGAAAGATTTAAACGCTTTATCTACGCGTCTTGAAACATCGTGTAAAATTGCAATGCCGCATTCTTGCATCCAAAATTCTGACAAATTTCTCCAATCGCAAATCTTTTTATTTAAATCAAATTCGGAAACGCTAGTTTTATCTTCTTTATATTTTTGGATTTTATATTCTAAACACTTATTATATGTTTTCCGACAGATCTCTAGGTATCTTTTTAAGACGGTTCTCTGTTGTTTACTTGGGTAAATCCTGAATTTGAAAACTTTCACAACTACCTTTACACAAAGAAATTAAATTTTCTTCATTTATTTCTATTTTACATGAATTTTTTCTTGATATTTGTTCAATATTCTCCTATAATGCTTATAGAAAGGTGGCGCATTTCCTCTCCCGAATGAATTCGGAAGTCTCCATGCGTCCGTTTTATGAATAAACTTAAATTACTTCAAGATTGGGTAGATAATTATCAACAATTAACTGCAACGTGGGACGTTCTTGATAAAGTTGTTGGCGCAAGTTATGAAAGCCCATTACACACAGCAATTTCGGGTATGTTTGATAACTACACGGATATTCTCGCAACTTTAGTGGGCTCAAGTTCCGACGAATTAAATTGGTTCATTTATGACAATGAGTGCGGCAAAAAAGCATTGGTGGCGAAAAATAAAGATTGGAAAAAGATGAAGAAGATCAAAAACGTTAAGGATTTACTTAGTTTGATTGAAGATAAGGAGTAAAAAAATGATTAAAACACCTGCGGATATACATAAATTAATTGACATTTGGAAGATAAACAATGCGGGAGACTCCGCGCCAACTGCTATTCACCTTGGCCCGCAAGATAGTATTGATTTTGTTCGTAATATTGATGTGTTTTTGGCGGGGATGCAAGAGGGGCATGTAGAAAAAATTAAAACGGATCTACTTATCACAGGTGAATTCCCTAACAATATTGAGATTTGTGGAGTTAAGGTGTTGTTTAGTCAACTTGTGCGGACTATAGTTTACTAGAGTGAAAATGTTCAATATTAATGGGCGAGAAGTAAACAGGTCCCTATCAAAATACCTAATAGACTGGGAAGGCAAAAGTTTAAGTAATGTGCAATTTTTAGCGAAAAGATTTTTTTATAAATTTTGGTGCTATGATGTTGTTACTGAGGAATTTAGAATTCCAAATTCGCGTCTGTCCTGCGACTTTTTAAATTGGTCTAAAAGGTATGCTTGTGAAATCGACGGAAATTTTCATAACAAATTTAGCTCCTATCACCATAAAAACAGAATGGGGTTTTTGGGGTCAATTAAGCGAGATTCGGCCAAAGATGATTGGTTGACCAAGAATAGATTCGTGAAAATGAGGATAGGGGAAGATGACGTAAAGAATCTCTCGCCAAAATGGATTAAAGATAATTTTGATATTGATCTAATATAAACAATGAATGATCCATATATTGACATTCCTCCAGATAAAATAATGCAAATGGAAGTAGAAATAACAAAAAGCGGATTAGAAATTACTTACTTGACCCGAAAACAAGTGGAAGAGAAAGAGAAGGGTTATAATTTGGGAATAAACAAAAATAATCAAAATAGAACTTTTTAATGGGTGTAATTTAAAGAGAAAGAACAATAGGAGGCCGAATTGAAATATCCAGATCCCGATAACCTTAAACCGCATGTATTCCCGCGAACTCTCCTAGATTCCATTGCTGAAAATAGTCAGAATGGAAGTTTTTTTCTTCTCTGCAAGTCGGATACCGGAGACTTTATTGTAGTTCCTCACTTTAATAATCAGCCGGACTTATTAGCCGCCGCTGCATTTTTACAAATGTGGTCCCAAACAATGCTTGAAAATACACACATGCAAATAGATCAAAAAATGACAAAAGAGATGTTCGGCGATGAAGAAGATGAGTAGAGCGACAAAACCGTGTTACCTTTACGAAATTTACAGGAATGTTCGTGACTACTCCCACGAATAAATTCGGGCGTCCCCTTTTGCTAATTTTATGGCAGACCTTTTCAATCTTGAGTTAGAGAAATATAGTATCGCAGCGTTGATCAAATACCCGGCACTTTTTGATAGAGTCGAGTTATTTATAAAAACCAAAGATTTCCATTACGAATCAAACCAGCGTATTTTTGAAGTAATTCGGGGGCTAATCTTACAAAATAAAACGCCTGATGCGGTTCTCATTGCCGCGAAAATTAGCGATTTAGGCATAACTTTGCCGAACGGCATTCAAGCTTTCCCCTTTTTAAAATCGCTTGAGTTAGTCCCAATTAACGAACAAAATGGACTGGAATACTTTCAAGAATTGGCAACCCTTAGTGCCCGCCGCCGCATCTTGGATAATTTACGAGATTGCGCGAAGTTTATTAAAACAACAGACGATTCAAAGATAGATAACATCATTTCTGGCGTTGATGGAATTTACAATACTCACATTAACTCTTTTGATATTCTTGATCAGCCGGTTAGTCTCTTTGGTATGGCGCGGGAAGTAATTCAGGAGAAAATGAATAACCCCGGAGAATCCACCGGATACATGACGGGGTTTAAAGAATTTGATGAGTTGTATGGTGGTTTGCGCCCAAAGAATCTATATTGCATAGCTAGTCGCGCAGGTGGAGGAAAGACGAGTTTTTTAGTAAAGATTGCACACAATACAGCTAATATAATTAATAAGGACAAGAATATTAAAGTTCTTTATCTTGATTCCGAGATGGAATTTGAAGATCAGATATGTAGAACTATTGCGGCGATTACAGGAATACCATTTTCATACATCGATGATGGCACAATAGCACAAAATCCAGAGTGGAAAAATAAACTTAATGAAACCTTAGATGTTGCAGAAAAGGAATATAATTTTGATTTTTTAAAGGTTGGAAATAAATCAACAGAAGCGGTCATAAGTATTATTCGTCGGTGGTATAATAGCAAGGTTGGGAGGGGGAATCCCGCGATATGTGTTTTTGATTATCTTAAATTAACGTCAGAAACAGTAGATGATAGTAATAAGGAATATGCAATCATTGGACGCAAAACAGATTTATTCAAAAAATTAGCAGAAGAACTTAATATTGTATTCTTAACTGCTGTTCAAATGAATCGCGAAGGAGAAAATCAGGGCAAAAAGATGGGAACATTCGCAAATAATTCCACCACGATTGCACAAAGCGATAGAATCAGTTGGTTCTGTTCTTTTCTTGCTCTATTTCAACGTAAAACCTTGGATCAGATTC